GCTGTTAGAGATCTAGCAGCCTTCGAGAAGAACAGCGGCATTTTTGTCGGGCGACTGAATCGTGTACTGCTTGAGGCGCTCCCTGACGACTACGCCGCCCTCGCCCGCGAGCCGGAGGGGGGGGGGCGTGAGCGCGGGAGATTGGGTGATCCTTGTTCTCGCGTCGCTTGGCGGGGCAGTCATTGGGGTCGCCATCGAAAAGTTTCTGATAAGGAGGAAGCCGTGACACTCACGCGGGAGCAGCAACTAGCTTTTGAAACCGCCGTTCGAGCCGCCGATCTGGACGGCGCACAGGCGATCCTAGACCAAGCGCTCGCCTCTCTCGCGCCGGAGGGAAAGCCGGTGGCGTGGCGCTGGCGTTGGAAGGGCTACCAAACTTGGAACTTCTGCGAGGAAAAGACGCCATTCACAGACCGCGAGTTTGAACCCCTCTTCGCCCACCCGGCGCGGCAGGAAGGGTGGATTTCGACGCGAGTATCCGCGAATGAATACGTCTGCGCGGAACCGCCTTGCTGGCTTTTACTTCGTGACGGTGATCATCGCTGGACGAAATATTGGGCAGGGTATGGATACCCTGCTACAAGTACCAAGGTTGAAATCATTGCCTACTACAAAACTCCCTTGCCCCCTCCCCCGCCGCCGACTGGCTCGCAGAACACTGGAGGCGCGGATGTTTGACACTTATCGCGTCCAGCATGGCCCGTCCTCGGTCGATGTTCATTTCACCGAGAAACGAGCACCTACGGATGAGAGCGTCCGGTTGCTCAAGGAAATGGAGGATGCCGCCCGGCAGAAGGTAACTGAGTCCTTCCTGCTGGAGAGCAACACGTTCAAGGGGCGGTGCATCACTTACAAAGACGATATGGACGACAGCATCCGCTACTCGTTCCACTACGAACTGAACGGCCAGCGCAAGGAGATCAAGGGCAAGGCATTCGCCCACCAAGGAAAGCCCGAGATCGCCCGCCAAATATTCGGTGAACTAGCTGAACGGCTGACGCTTGAGCTATGCAAGGGGCTAAAGCTATGAACACTGGAGACGAGCGATGAACGACAGGCCTATTTACCGATGCCGCTGCGGTTTACCCGTGCGCCGTAAGAATGGCGTCTGCCCACTGTGTATGTTGGGGACGGGAAGCCGCGCAGCGAGAGTCCGGGGGAAGGGGGAGTGATAAATGAAGATAACCGACATGATAGTGGTGGAAAAAGGTGCGCTGCTCAAGGCGTACTATCTTGGGTTTTTCGCTGCTACGCTTTGCAGTTTGCTTGGCGTGGTTTTGTATTGGTACTTGAAAATGAAGGCGGGTGCATGACAAGACGCAAGGATTTTGATTTGTCGGAAGAGGAGTATATCGATCTGCGGGGTAAACTGCTGACCACACCACCGCCTTGTTTCACAGACCAAGAGCAGTGGTTTGAATGGCGAAAACTTGCCCGGACTGCCGGTAATGTAGATTACCGCAACAGTTACTGCGAGGACTGCACTCCCGAATTCAAGGCCCAGATGCAAAAAGAAGACCGCTGCATGTGGCCCTGCGTGACGTTTGGCCGGGACAAGGACGGTGATCTAGTGGGGACAAGGCAATCGCTGCAGAAGATATCTGCTGCGCAGATGACTTGGCTTCTCAGGGTGAAGTGATGGACAAATGGACTGGTATAGGGAGCATCGTTTATGGCTGGACAGGTACAGGCAACGACTACTTCAAGGCAAAACTTTACGAAAAATATCCCGGACTATTCGGAAGGGATGATCAGGATCAGGCAGTTGAGGCTGGAAGCGCACGACGCCCTGTTGAAAAAAGACTGGAAGAAAGCCGCTGATCTGGCCGATGAAATTGTGCTGGCCGCGCGCTCTGTAAAACTTTACTGTTTGAATGAAATTGATGTCCACCAAAACGCCTAGCTCCCTGCAACCCATGTGCCAAACCTGTTGGATTGCACCGGGGGTCAAAAAAGTCAAAGTGCAGAACGGACGCGCCACCCGCTGGCGTTGCATGGCGTGCTACAAGCGCACCTCCACTTCGTTCATCCTTTCATTCAAGGCAGCAAACGAAGCTGCCAAGCGGCATAAGTACAGGGGATAGGGATGCCACTGCTTACAGTAGATTTTGAGACGTATTACGACAAGGAATACTCCCTATCGAAACTGACTACCGAGCAATACATCCGTGATGACCGATTTGAAGTAATCGGGGTATCCGTCAAGCAGAATAATAGTACAGTCAGTTGGTTCAGCGGCACCAAGGAAGAGACCAAGACCTTTCTCATGCAATTTCCTTGGGCGGATTCGATAGCGCTTGCTCACAACGCATTGTTTGATGGTGCCATCCTTAGCTGGATTTTTGATATTCACCCAAGGGTTCTGGCTGATACCTTGAGCATGTCACGCCCCCTGCATGGCATTGAAGTCGGGGGTAGCTTGGCAAAGCTGGTCGAGCACTATGGGGTTGGCGTGAAAGGCACGGAGGTCCAGAACGCGCTTGGCAAGCGGCGCGTGGGTTTCACCCCGGAAGAGCTTGCTGCGTATGGTAGGTACTGCTGCAACGACACCGAGCTTACTTATAAGCTTTTCCAGAAGATGGTGGAGGGGTTTCCCCCCACTGAGTTAAAGCTCATTGACCTGACTCTCAAGATGTTCACCGAGCCTGTGTTGCGGCTGGACGCACTGCTCCTTGAGCAGCATCTGCATGAGGTACGCCAGAAGAAAGAAGTCCTGCTTGCTTCACTCTTCGGCTCAGTGGAGGACGAGGAAGAAAAGAAAACCAACAAGAAATCCCTCATGAGCAACGCCAAGTTCGCGCAGTTGCTGATTGAGCACGGGGTAAACCCGCCGACCAAGATTAGCGCACGCACGGGTAAGCCGACATTTGCTTTCGCCAAGACCGATCAGGCAATGAAAAACTTGCTGGAGCACCCCGATGTTGGTGTGCAGACGCTCGTGGGGGTGCGCCTTGGCGTGAAGTCAACCATTGAGGAGACACGTACCGAGCGGTTTCTTGACATCGCGCAGCGTGGCCCGCTGCCCATACCGTTGAAATACTTTGCCGCACACACGGGGAGATGGGGCGGTTGTTTAGTTGCCGATACGGAGGTTACGGTCTACAATTTGGTCAACGGGGTAGAAACCAAAAGGATTGTGGACGTATTGCTGGATGACCTTGTATGGGACGGAGAAGCGTTCGTACCCCACGAAGGGGTGGTGTTCAGCGGCTTCTCTGAAGTCATCGAGTGGGACGGGGTAAAAGGGACCGAAGACCATGCCGTATTTACAGACGCCGGAGAGATTAGCTTACGAGAGGCGATGCAGGGACAACACAAAATCAAGGTTGGAGGATGCCCTTCCCAAGACGATGTGGACACCGCAAGACTCTTTGTGGGTGACAACAAAAGACAAGCTCAGGTGTAAGTGCCAGTGTGGGCGGGAACGGTTGGTGCGGGTACGCGAGCTTCTGGACCAGAAATCCCGATGTTGTCGTTCTTGCTCAGTGAAGTTGAGAATGTTGCGCGTACCAGTGGAGCAACGTATTGCAGCGGCTAAAAAAGCTTCTTTAGCGGCTGTACTAAAACTAGCTGACCGCCGCGATCCTTACAAAGAAAAGTACGAAGAGGCATTGAGCCATGTGCTCAATATCGCTGCTGGCGCAAAGCAGCGTTGTACTAACCCAAATAGTCTCGGGTACTCCAACTATGGGGGGCGTGGTATCGCGTTTAAGTTTGTGTCTGTCAGGGCGTTCGCAGAGTGGGTGTTAGATAACTTGGGGGTGCGTCCGTCACCGTTTCATAGCATAGACCGCGTAGACAACAACCGCCACTATGAGCCGGGCAACTTACGGTGGGCGTCGCGCACGGAGCAAGCGCGTAACAAGCGTGCGTACAAAAGAACGCAGAACGGAGAACGCATCCGTCGTCTCAAAGCATTGCGCGATGATTTAACGTATGAAACCTTGCGGCTGTGGATTACGCAAGGTACAACTGACGAAGAAATTTTGAACCGGAGAAAATATGCTCGTCGCGGTGTATGACATTCAAAACTGCGGACCCCGCCATCGATTTGTCGCCAACGGTAAGTTGGTGCATAACTCAGACAAGATAAATCTTCAGAATCTACCAAGCCGGGGCGAAAACGCTGGTACGTTGAAAAGCTCCATTTTGCCTCCGCCCGGGTACGTCATCATCGACGCAGACTCAGCCCAGATCGAGGCCCGCATTCTTGCATGGCTCTCCGGGCAAACCGATCTTGTAGAAGCGTTCAGGAATAAACAGGACGTTTATTCGATCATGGCAAGCCTCATCTACGCCAAGCCGGTGGATCAGATTACCAAGCAGGAACGCTTTGTTGGAAAAACGGTAATCCTCGGTTGCGGGTATGGGACTGGTGCGGCAAAGTTGCAGGTGTTTCTGAAAGGGGCTACTCCTTCCATTGAGATGACGCTGGATGAATGCCGTCACATCGTGGATACCTACCGCCGGAACTACTTCAAGATTCCTAAACTATGGGATCAGGGTAACACTGCTATCGCCGCTGCAATCGATGGGCAGACGGCCCCGTTTGGCAGGCCAGAAGTAATCAAACTTGCTTTTGGGATGTTTCACACCCCTCTGGGGATACCTATTAAGTATCATCGGCTTCGGCGTTGGCGTGACCCCAAGGGTCAGGAAAAGTTCCTGTATGATTCTCGTACCGGGAAGACCGACATCTGGGGCGGTAAGCTCACGGAAAATATTGTGCAGCATTTAGCCCGCATAATTATCGGGCTGCAGATGATTCGTATTTCTAAACGGTACCGGGTAGTTTTGACTGTGCACGATGCTATTGGCTGTGTCGTAAAGAAAGAAGAAGCCCTTGAATCGCAAGCTTACGTAGAAGAGTGCATGCGCTGGGCTCCGGAATGGGCGCAAGGCTTGCCGCTTAATTGCGAGTCAGGGATAGGGGAAAACTATGGTCAGTGTTAACAAGGAAGCATAGATGCCCAAGGCGTGGTCCTACAGCAGCATGTCGCTGTTCCAGCAATGCCCCAAAAAATACTACCATCTGAGAGTAGCAAAGGACATTGTAGAGCCGCAGTCAGCACAAATGCGTTACGGACTTGACGCGCATAAAGCTGCCGAGGATTACGTGAGGGATGGCAAGGACCTGCCCGGGTATCTTGCCTACATGAAAGAACCGCTTGACCGGCTGAAGGCCATGCAAGGACAGGTGTATTGTGAGCATCGCATGGGGCTCACTGCGCAACTTCAGCCGTGTGGGTTTTTTGATAAGGAAGTATGGTGGCGTGGAATCGCGGATTTGCTGGTGGTCAACGGCCCCAAAGCGAGTCTGATCGACTACAAGACCGGCAAAAATACCTACCCCGATACGAAACAGCTTGAGTTGCTGTCACTCGCGGTTTTCAAGCATTTCCCCGAAGTAGAGGTAGTAAAAGCAGGACTCCTTTTTGTCGTGCATCCCGCGTTCGTCAGGGAGCGGTTTGAGACAGTGGAGCAGGAAGAACGGTGGAAAAAATGGTTGGATCAGTCAAACCAACTTGATACGGCGTACCAGTTTGACATATGGAACCCCAAACAGAATTTCACTTGCAAGGCGTGGTGCCCGGTGCTCTCTTGTGAACACAATGGCAAAGCACGATAGGAGACAGCAATGCCCTATACAAAATCCCCTCGGCCCTATAAGCACGAATGGCAGATGGAAAAGCAACGCGGTGAGAAACCTGAGCGTGCAGCGCGTGCCCGTGCGCGGTATGCCATGGACAAAAAAGGTGTGGACCGCAAGGGTAAGGATATTGACCATATCGTGCCCTTGTCCAAAGGTGGCACCAACGCGCCGGGTAATCTGCGCCTGAAGACAGTAAGCTCCAACCGCTCTTTCAGCCGTAACAGCGATCACACGGTCAAGCGCAACCGCCCGAAGAAGTAACCAAACCTGTTTGACATCCCCCCGAAAAAGGGGGATGATAGTTGTTCGACTCGCCCGCCAAGAGGTGAGCTTCATAAAAAGCAAAGGACGAAGCAAACGACCGCTTCGGCCTCGCGGAGCCATTATGGGTGAAACTTGCAGATAATAGAAAATAAAGCTCTACACCTTCGCGTGCGCGACCCGCAGCGCATCACGTCAGTCATTCCATGCAGCAAACAGGTTGGCGAACATGAGGTGCTGGTGCGCTGGGGACTGGAGGAAGTGCAGGTATTGAAGAATCTGCAGGTGAAGAACGTCCCTTCCCCGATTCTTCGCAGTTACGATTGGCCCGGGATGCACAAGCCCTTTGCGCATCAACGAACCACGGCTGAATTCTTTACGCTTCACAGGCGGTGTTTCTGCTTCAACAGCCAAGGCACGGGCAAGACCGCAAGCGTGATATGGGCAGCAGACTTCCTCATGAACGTAAAGCGCCTTCGTCGCGTGCTTGTGGTCTGTCCCGTGTCCATCATGGGGTCTGCATGGCAAGGGGATCTTTTTAAGTTCGCCATGCACCGCAGTTGTGACATAGCCCACCATCCGCGTTCAGAAAAACGCAGTCGTATCATCAAGGGCAACGCAGAGTTTGTCATCATCAATCCTGAAGGACTTGATATAGTTGCTGAGGCTATTGAAGAGGCAGGTGACTTTGATCTTTTCGTTATTGACGAGGCAAACAATTTCAAAAGCCATACCAGCAAACGCTGGAAAACCCTCACCAAACTGATCAAGCCGCATACGTGGGTGTGGATGATGACGGGTACCCCCGCTTCGCAGTCGCCCGTGGACGCCTATGGACTTGCCAAGATCATCAACCCGAACAAAGTGCCGAAATTCTTTGGTGCGTTCAGGGATTCGGTGATGACGCAGATCACGCGCTTCAAGTATGTGCCTAAGCCCAATGCAAGCGACATCGTATTTAACGCGCTGCAACCGGCAATCAGGTTTACCAAAGAAGAATGCCTTGACCTGCCTGAGATGATGTATGTCACGCGAGATGTCGAGCTTACCAAGCAGCAGGAGGAATACTACGAGCGATTCTTGCGGCAACAGCTAGTCGTGGCGGCGGGCGAGGAAATCAGCGCACCGAACGCTGCGGCAATGTTGAGTAAATTACTTCAGATTTCCGGTGGAGCAGTTTATTCAGACACCCGCGAAGTAATTGAGTTTGACTGCAACAACCGACTGCAGGCGCTCAAAGAAGTGATTGACGAGGCAAGCCATAAGGTGCTTATATTCGTGCCTTACACGCATAGTCTGGAGATGATTTCAGGCTGGCTCAAGACCAAAAATATAACAAACGAAATCATCAACGGCGCTGTCGCACCAAACAAACGAACTGAGATATTTAACCGCTTCCAGACCACAAGCGAGCCGCAGGTGCTGGTGATCCAGCCGCAGGCTGCATCGCACGGGGTAACACTTCACGCTGCCAACGTAATTGTGTATTGGTCGCCGGTGATGAGCGTGGAGACGTACTTGCAAGCCAACGCCCGGGTGCATCGGGCGGGTCAGGTGAACAAGGTAACAGTAGTGCATTTGCAGGGCAGTAGAGTTGAGCGACGGATGTACAAAATGCTGCAGAACAAAATAGATGTACACCAACGCTTGGTCGATCTATACAAGGAAGAACTTGGGGAAGTTGTAAATCTTTAGGAGAAACACATGAGCGAAGAAGCACAGCAAGAAGGTCAGTCTTCGCAGTTTGGAAGGCTCATCAAGGTATACATCAAGATGCGCGAACGCCTGAAAGAGCTTGAGGCGCAGAAGGAAGATCTGGACGAACAGATGAAGAAGGTGAAGGCAAACTTGCTTGATGCCTGCAATGAGATTGGTGCTAACAGTCTCAATACTCCGTTCGGTCGCCTGACACGCACTCTCAAAACACGTTATTGGACTACCGACTGGGAATCGATGCACCGCTTTATAAAGGATAACGACGCCGCTGATCTGCTTGAGCGGCGCATCCATCAGACCAACATGAAGTCTTTTTTGGAGGAACACCCAGACCTCGTGCCCCCCGGACTCAATGCAGAACGTGAATACGACCTTCGCATTTACCGCAAATAATCTAGGAGTAATCCATGAGTAATGACGTTACGCTGTTCAAGAATGGTGTGCCTGACTACCTTCGCAAGAAGGAGTTGAACGCTGTCACCAAATCGCTGCTTGGCGGTACCCAGAGCAAGCGCATCTCCATCCGTGGCAATGCCTTTCGCATGATCGTGAACGGAGAGGAAATCGCGGTCAGCAATGAGCGCACGATGAAGGTAGTGATCGTGAATGTGGCCCCGGAAGTCTCACGTTCCTATTATGACAAGCAGTACGTCGCTGGCTCCAAAGCTTCCCCCATTTGCTGGTCAGCCAACGGCAACACGCCGAATGCCAAGTCAAAGACCCCCCAACATACCAACTGCGCGGATTGTCCGCAGAACGTAAAGGGTTCAGGCCAGCAGAACTCCCGAGCCTGCAAGTTCAGCCGTGCAATCGCCGTGCTGCTTGAGAACGATTTGGACGGGGATCTTTACGCACTTTCGCTTCCCGCGCAGTCGATCTTTGGCAAATCTGATAACGGCAACATGCCGCTTAACGCATACGCGCAGTTTCTCGCCGGATTCAATGTCAACGTCACCGATGTCGTGACCGAGATGCGCTTCGACACCGACAGTGCTACGCCAAAACTTTTCTTCAAGGCAGTGCGCCCGCTTACCGAAGAAGAGCACGGTACCTGCACCGAGCGCGGTGCAAGCAAGGAAGCCAAGGATCTTGTCACGATCGAATACAAAGCCGAAGACGACGAACCGCAAGCTCCTGCCACTGCTGTTGCACCTGCGCCAAAGGCAAAACGAGCCCCGGCCCCTGCTGTTGAAGAGGATGAAGAAGAGACCCCTGCCCCCAAGAAGCGGGAAAAGGCAGGCGCGTCCGAAGCCGCTCCGGCCAAAGCTGATATCAGCAAACTTCTGGATGAGTGGGACGACGAGTAACGGGTGTCTTGGGGTACGCATGACCTGCGTACCCCATTTCTGGAGGGATATATGAAACCCACAACCTGATTAAAATGCGCAACCCATGCTCACACGCCAACAATTTCTGGGTGCGGTACTCGCCCCGGAGGGTAAATACTGTGTAGTCGGCATATCAGGCAAAGGCGCACCAAGCCAGAGATTCTTTGACACGTTGACGCAAGTTGACGCTGCGGTGGATGAACTGGAGGCACAGCAGGTAAATTCGTTTGTGGCGGTAGCAAGCTACAACAACGACACCGACCGCACTGCTGCCAACGTCAAATACCTGAAGTCGTTTTTTCTTGATTTGGATGTCGGAGGGGGCAACGATAAGAAATACCCGGACCAGCAAAGTGCTGTTGCTGACGTAAAGCGTTTTGTAAAAGAACTGCGCCTGCCGCGCCCGATGCTGGTGAATTCCGGCAACGGGGTGCACGTCTATTGGCCGCTAACCGAGCCACTCGCAAGGCCGCAGTGGAAGGTTATTGCCACCCGGTTGAAGATGGCTTGCCTGATGGCGGGCGTGAAAATCGACGCCAAAGTGACAAGCGATGCTGCGCGTATCTTGCGCGCGGTCGGGTCAAACAACTGGAAAAACCCGGGTAACCCGCTACCTGTAAGTGTACTGAACCTTGTGCCAGCGGTAGATGTCGCCTCGTTCCGGGCGGTACTTGGTGTGAACGATGAAATGCTTGAATCAGCCACCGAGCGTCCTATCAACGAAGTAACCAAAGCGTTGATCGAGCAGAAAAACGATGTTGCTCCTTCGAGTTTCAGGCTGATCCTGAAGAAAAGCGCAGAGGGCAAAGGTTGTAATCAGATTCTGCATGCGGTGCAGCATCAGGAGGAGGTGCTTGAACCGCTTTGGCGGGCAGTGTTGTCAACGGCCAAGTTCTGCAAAGACGGGGAACGGGCCATTCATATCGTTTCAAGCAAGCACCCCGACTACAACGCGGTGCAGACACAAGCCAAGGCCGACGCGATCCAAGGTCCCTATAGCTGCACGGCGTACTGGGAAGAAAACCCTGATGGGTGCGAAGGTTGCGTTCACAAAGGCAAGATCACCAACCCCATAGCACTTGGTCGTGGTGAGCTTGCGACTGCTTCGCCCGAAGATAATGTAATCCCCAACCCCAAGCCAGAAGCGGCTCAAGTTACCTATACGATCCCGGAGTACCCGTTTCCTTTTGCTCGTGGCGCGCATGGTGGAATTGTCGTCAAGAAAAAAGATGAAGACGGCAATCCCGACGATGACATGATCTATGAGAACGATTTTTACCTCGTACAGACTATCGATGACCCATTGCAGGGGATGTCGGGGTTGTTCCGGCTGCATCTGCCCCAAGACGGTGTTCGAGAATTCATGATCCCGCTCAAGGAGATGATCAGCCGGGATCTTTTTGGCAAGCGCATAGCCGAGCAGGGTGTTAGCACCATCGGCAAACAAGTCGAATCTCTCATGGCGTATTCAAATATGTCAGTTAAAAAGTACCAAGCCAGTAGCCGAGCCGCCCGCTCTCGGGTGCAGTTTGGCTGGGCGGATAACTACACTTCCTTTATTGTTGGTGACAGACAGATCACGGCCACTGCAACCCTGTACAGCCCGCCGTCATCGGTGACAATTTCCCTGATGAACCCTTATCGCAAGCAGGGCACGCTTGAAGAATGGAAAAAGCTTGCCAATACCTACAACCGCCCGGGCATGGAGCCTTATATGTTTGGGCTTTTTCTTGCGTTTGGTTCTCCGCTTGCCGCGTTCATGAGCGAGCGCTGCGGTATCGTGAATTTCTTCAGTCCTGAATCAGGCACAGGCAAGACCACGATCCTTCGTATGATCAACAGCGTTTTTGGGCACCCTGATGACACCATGCTGATCAAGGAGGACACCCAGAATTCCCGTATCAACCGCGTGGGGGTGCTACAGAATATCGCCGCAACCGTGGATGAAATCACCAACGAAACCCCGGAGGCAACCTCCAACTTCCTGTATCAATTCCTGCACGGGCGCGGCAAACACCGGATGCAGGGCAGCTTCAACATCGAGCGTTCTAACAACATCACATGGAAATCAATTGGAGTTGTAACCGCTAATTCTTCACTTCAGGACAAGTTGCACCAAAAGAAAAGTTCCCCCGATGGCGAGCTTGCCCGCTTGCTTGAATATCAGTTGGACCCGATTACCGGCATGAGCAAGGAAGAGTCTGACGAGCTTTTCAGGCCGCTTTACTCCAACTATGGCGTGGCTTGTGTGCCCTATATCCGTTACCTACTGCTCAACATGCCGAGCATTGAAAGCTGCTTGAACGACACGCAACGCTCTATTGACCGGGCAGCACAGTTGGTACAACGAGAGCGGTTTTGGTCTGCCATGGGCACGATTGGGATGGGTGGAGGGATCTTCGCGCGCGAGGCCAAGGTACTGGATATCTCCAATGCCGACATCAAGCGCGTGTTTGATTGGTTCACCGCTGACCTGAAGGCTAAAAGCAGCAAGACCCGGGAAGTCGTGCCAGCCAATGTCACGGCGGTGGGGGAATTCATGTCCTCCCATATCAACGACACCCTGATGATTAATAGCGGCGTGTCACGCACGGGCGGCGGGCCGCAGGAAGCCCCTATCATGATCCCTCGGGGCAAGCTCTACATCCGCATCGAGCCCGATACCAAGCGTGTCTACATCAACAAAAGCATATTCCGGCAATTTTGCGCCGAGCGCCAGATATCGTACTCCAGCGTGCTTACCATCCTCGGCAACCAGAAAAAGTATTTTGGGGAAAGGAAGATGCGTATGGGCAAGGGCATGGTTTCCACTCAGCCGGAAATTGCTCTTGAGTTCGCCTACGAGAACGAGGAGCTATTCGATGGAAACGCACGGGAGGCCAGTCGTCCTTGACTTTTCCAAGTTCCTGCTTGGCACGTCGTTCTTTGTTCCCGGGACCCGCCTTGAACAGCTAACAGAGAGTATTGGAAAAGAAATGCGGCGTTTGCATATCCGGGTGGATATCAAGCCGGTAGTGGAAAACGGGATTCTGGGTGTTCGCGTTTGGCGTTTGCCATAGCCTCTGCTATTATCGCCCCCGTTGTAATGTTGTTTCTCCCCTCCCCTTACCCCCGGTGCAATGCCGGGGGAATTTTTTACTTGAACATCCGCAGCAGCGCCCAGTCATTGATATTGGGCTCCACTCCAGCAAAGGCTCGTGCACGGGGAAGCTGCAGGCTGCGCAGGAACTTGGTTTGGAATTCATCAAGCTGGTCAAGTTTATCCCGCATCTCATCTGCACTGAGGTCTTTACTTGCAAAAATGAGCTTGCGCTGTTCCCGGAGTTTTTGCATGACACCATCGACTTGCGTTTGGTACTTACGAAGCGCAAAGGTCTGTTGGTTTTCCGGGTCGTTCATGTACGCAATGGCTTCTTCGCCACGCCCGGACTTGATCATGTCGTTGTAGGTGCGTGCTACGCGGTCAATCTGGTCGCGCATCTCGTAAAAGTTCTCAAGATCAGCCTTATCCGACGAACTATAGGTGAATTGTTTCAGCCCCGGGTAATCTTCAAGGCGCAGGGACGGCGTGACTTTACCTTCAGCGGCGTCCATAAGAGCATTCGTCATTGCGTAGACCGCACCCCCCATCTGCCCTGAGTATCCCCGCAGGAAGTATTCAAGTTTAAGCGGTGATACATTCAAGGCAAGGCCAAGTTGCTTGGCTATTTCGCCTGTGGAGTCCGTGAACTGATTGTACGGTTCAAGATGCTCCTTTGATTTCCCTACAATTGGATTCTGTGTGTAGAAGCTGCGGTTAAGTGCCAATTCAATAGGCACGCGCACCGCAAGGGGCAAGAAGTTTTCAAAACTACCGAGTTGAGAAAACCCGGTGAAAAGCGCTCTTCCTACACGAGAACCCGCATCTTCCGATTCGATCCCTTCGGCGAGCATGTAGCGCATGATCTGTTCGGGTATGACTTTGAACATGAACCCCACACCGTCACTGGGCACTGGAATACGCAAATTAGCCCCGGGGATGATGAAGCTACGGTTACGGGTTGCGTCATCAAGATTCTTGTAGTCGTCATCATCAGAAGCCATGAGCGTGTACAACGCGGTCAACGCCCCAAGTTGCATGCCCCTATACAGAATGGCGCGGCGTACCGCTCCCGCTTCGGTCTCGCTCAAACGCCCCCTGCCAAGCACCAACCCCTTGTAGAGGTTGTTAAGGTCATTCATGTACACACCCATGAACGGCACGGTCTGGCGCAGGAAACTTGAATACCCGCTTGAGCCTTGAATATCAAAGTTGATGATGTCACGCGCCCTGCGGATTGCAAGAGCTTCGCTGCCACCTTCCTTAAGGGTCAGTTCATAAAGCGTCGTGCGGATAGCCGCATCGGAAGCGTTACTCCACTTCTCAAAAAACCCGAGCCCTGCGCCAAACGCACTGCGATCAAGGCCAAGTTCTTTGCGGAAATGTTTGGTGACTTCACCCCGGGGGATGTCCAGCGCCCTTCCCACAATCCCGTACTGGGCAAGCCTGTGACTGGTCTCGGTCCCGCCAAATACTTCTTTGACAAAATTGGTGAGCACTTTAGGAAAAATAGCAAACGGATTTTTCAAACCACTGAAGATAAACGCCCTCAACGAGTCTTGGGGAAGCTGCCCCAGCGCAAACACCGGGTACAGGGTGACACCCTTACGAAGCAGGTTCGCAGGTGCAGCCATGGCACTGACCATCGCACCGTGAGCGGTTTCATAACCCTTGAAGGCCGGTAGAGCCATTGGGTCGGCAAATTCGTAAAATTCAGGCTTACCTTCGCGCATGATTTGCACGACTTTACGAGGGTCGACACCGGAGGCATCGAACGAACCGACTTTTCGGGCTTGCTTATACTTCAAAGCGTAACGAAGCATATACTCAGCCGTGTCGTTACCAATCGATTTGTTGACCATCCAGTTGCTGAGTTTAGCCATGTTATCCAGAATGTTATTGATCTGGATATCTTCAATCTTGCCACCTTCAAGGTCTCGCATGTTACTCAGGTTGATGAGTCCTTTTGCGTAGTCCTTCACGGCTTTGATGTTGATATTGCCTTCTTTGTCCTCGGTGAACCGGAACCACGGTACGTAGCCAGCCGCACCCTTCAGGTCTTTGGCCGTTTCCGCGTCAATCAGACCCGCCGTAACCATCGAATCGACATTGCGGTTATTGAACTTTTCATACAGACGAAGGGCGTTTTGGATTTCGGGGGTGCTTTCGTAGATCGCCAGCCCTTGTTTCAACTGTTCATCGCTGATGGTACGTTTGATTTCCCCGGCTTCAATTTTTCCAGAAGCGATTAAACCCTCTTCACGCTTGGCAATCGCGGCCATATTAAAGAAAGTCTGTGCATCCTCGAATGTGGGGGTACGGCGATACTTACCGACCATCTTGTTTACTTCACTGATGACATCCTTGAAGCTTGCATCGGTCTTCTGGGCTTCCCACATACCGTTTTCTGCTTTGCCAAAACCACCTAGTTCAAGCGTGGAAAGCTGGATACCCGTGATTTTGGAAGACGCATGCAGCCGGTCGTAGGCACTTGCCATACCTGCGGCGTCAGTGGCGCTATTGCCGTTGATTGAAGTAAGAAAGTCCTCCCACCAAGTGTATCGGCTCGCCATGTTTTGGCGGATTTTCTGGATAACACTACCACCACCGGGACCGACAGCGGTGTTGATTGCGTCTTTTACAAGGCTCTTGGTGGCAGTCGGACCAGTGAATGTCCTGAAATCCCGTTCGCTCACTCCGTCCATTGCCGCGTTGGCGGTTGAAAATCTTGGCCCTTCCTGCGTTTTGCCCGGGGCCTTCACGGCGATATGAGCCGCGCCGAACGCAGCGTCCACCAGATCCTGTTCTGTAAATTCTCCCCGCAGGCCCAACTTAGCCATCGCCCGCTTGAACGCTGCTTTTACCCGGGCGAGCCAAGTGGATTCCGGGCGAAGTCCCTGCGGTTTTACACCTCGATTGACAAGCTCTTCGACCGTGTACGCGATGATTTCGTCGTTCGATTTGCCGCCCTTGGCAAGGGCAATCTTGGCTGCTTGGGCCTTGAGGTCGGAGCCTTTTGACCAGTTCTTTACGGTGCGGGCGAGATGCTCACGATCACCGGGTTTCAGGACTTGATCGAATCCAAGGTGGGCACCCGCTTCGTGCAGGAATACGCCCAGTTCACGCCCCTGCGGAATATTGTCCGCTACAAGCCAGATACGCCCTTTATAGGCAACGCCCCGCACACCCGGTGCATAGTCAGGAGCACTGCGCACTGCATCAGGCAATCCTTCTTCGGTTTGCACAACGGTCGTGATGCGCTCAAACCCGGAACCCGGACGCATGACACGTTCTATTTCCTTCGCAACACGATCAGCAGTGTTGCCGGTAGGCGCACCAACTTCTCCAACGCTTTTACGCGCGGTGCGGATATGGCGAACATCAACCCGTTTTGCTTTCGGGGAAATACCAAGCCGCTTGGCTTCCTTGGTTACATCTTTTCTCTGGGCAAGCAGTTTCTGCTGCTGGCTACGCAGGGCACTAGTATCTTTCTTATTCTCGATAGCCTCATTAAGATCGTGGCTGATTCCTGAAAGTTGGTCGTCTATTTCTTCAAGTTTGGTAATGACCCTAGCACGGTCTGCGGATTCAATTTTTGCCGTGCGACCTGCTACCCGCGATTGAGCAGCAAAAAGATCAGCCGCCGGAACCTGTGCTTCTTCAAGTTTTGTTTTGGCGTACCTGCCATCGCGGTCGTTGTAAGTAGCTTCGCTTACCAGATAATCAAGATGCGCTTCGTATAGTTGTTGGCTGATGTTGGTATCAAGCGCAGCAAGAGACGCATCAATCTCGGGTGGTGTAGTTTCTTTTTTAGCTTTTTTTGCTACAGCGGGTCTGGGCTCTGCACGCAGGACTTCTTCTTTTACTGGAGCGGTGACTGGTTTTTCTCCCTCAACAGGGCCACCAACAGGTTGCTCAGGACCTGCCACTCCTCCTCGCTCAACTGCTGCAGACGCGGCTCCCTCGGCAGCTTCTGGAAGTACAGGTTCGCCAGCGCCTCTTCCACCTGCGGCAACGTCAGGTTCTCCAACAATAGGTGCGGGTGCATTGGTTTTGGGTCCGCTAGGTTGGGGTTGGACAGGTGCAGCTACACCGGAAGGTGCATAGAGTACAGGTACAGCTTTCGAGAATTCTTCAACTTTGGCCGCATCGTACTTCAACTGCTTGAACTTTGGCCCGTTGAACACCTCGTCATAGACTTTTTGACCCTCTTCTGTGTTCAGGTCAAGACCGCGCAAAGCTTCCTTGGCTTTCGTTGAACCGTATCCTTTAATCCCGAAAGACTTAAGGACATCATCAGTGATGACACCAACGGCAGGCGGCGCGGCTTCCGGGGTTACTTCAGGCGCGGCTTCAGGCGCAGCTTGCGGGGTTACTTCAGGTGCAGCTTCCGGGGTTACTTCAGGCGCAGCTTCCGGGGTTACTTTAGGTGCAACCTGTTGAGCTTCACCAACTTTGGCTTTAGCCAAAGTAAGAGCGGCGGGAGCGGCGGGAGCGGCAGGAGCGGCGGGAGCCATCCTTGCCATGATGGTTTTTACATACTTCTGGGTTTCTTTGAACGGAGGTATGCCATTTTCAGTTTTTATTTTCTTTGGGTTTTTTCCCGAATTATTAGTACCGTTCAAAAAATCATCGACAGCACCGGGACCTGCGTTATATCGTGCAAGGGCTTGCGCTACGTCCCCGTTGGAATCTTGAAGCTGTTTTTCAAAATAAGCTTTGCCCAATAACTCGTTATACGCTCTATCCGTTTTATACTTTTTCTCATCGAATGGAACGCCAGCAAGTTTTGCGGCTTCTTTGGCGGTATCAGGCATGACTTGAGCAACGCCTACCGCTCCCTTGGGCGACGTAAGAGGCTCTTTGGTGCCGGGTTTGAACTGCTTACCACCTGATTCTTGCTGGACCAGATGGGGCCACACCTCGTCAACCGCACTTTTTACGGGCGCTTTTAGTTCTTCCGGTGTTTCCTGCGCAGGGGCGGACATTTGTTTTTCAGGAGCAGGTGCCCCCTTGACTGCACGGCCTCTGCCCGGAATTACGGCGTCCAAAAGAAGCTGTGCAGCCGCACCCGCTTCAAACCCCTGCCGCAGTGCGTCTTCTGAACCTTCAAGCAATGGCGCGTTAGGGTCATAGGTAATTTGCTTGACCGCTTGCTGGCCCATTTCTTCGGCAGCGTTTTGCGCCGCTTCCAGCCCGCCTGTCTCAAATGCCCGGGCTACACGAGATACCATCCCTTTGACCGGTGTCGCCCCAAACCGCCCAAGCAGCCGCTCAAGTGGGATGATATTAGTCGCACCGGGGAAGATACCAAGAATGGTAGCTTGGCGACGCTCTTCTTCAGTAGCACCGAATTTTTCTGCGGCTTCACGGGCCTGACTTGCGCCCATGGCACCGAACGCCCCAATTCTTGCGGGGACCCCACCCGGAATAAGGGCAGGAGCAAGCATACTGCCTACACCAGAGGCAATCTCTACTGGCAAGGTATCCGCATATGTGGGGCTGAGTCTTGGAGAAACCCGTTGTGCTGCTTTGGAGATCTGTTCTCGTGCCTTGGTTTCGAGTTCTTCCGGCAGCGCAGCGGCTGCACCTTTTCCGATTGACGCCAGCGCTCCAACACCGCCGCTAATCAGGGCTTTACCTGATTCTTTAGCGTACCCAAGCACGCTTTTAGGTTTGCCCGCATCGGGGTTCAGGTGAAGGAGTGCATCAAAAATTTCTTCTTGAGATACACCCTCCGGTCCTTGGATGTCATAGATATTACCGTCCGGGGCGCTTACTTTATAGATTGGCATAGATGTGGTCTATTGACGGGGTTGTTGCCCAACTATAGCCATCCCGTTGTACACAGTTGGAGCGGAGGTTGGCTTACTCTGCGGTGTTGTGGCTTCACGTTCCATGCGAATAAGCTCTTCCCGACTTACCCCCATCAACGAAAGTTCACGCGGTGTAAGTTGTTTAAGAACCTGAATATACGCCTGCCCTTCTGCATCTTCGGGAGTAAGCGTGGGGAGGCGTGATTTAAGTTGCGCGGTCTTCAGTTTTACTAGAGTGTCAAACCGTTTTTGCATCAGTTCCTGTGCTTTGGTCGTTTCTTTAAGTTCACGCTCTTCTCGGGCTTTTTGCAGACCAAGGTAAGTCTTGAGTCCTTCTTCACCTGCTACTCCCGCCGCTTGGAGCGGAGTCTGGCTACCCCGCTGCGACAGCAGATTCAAACCAAACATCATAAGCGCCAACCCCTGATCCTGCTGTCGCTGTGTAGCTGCAGTTGCCGCCATTTGCTTGCCTTGCTCTATAACCCTTGATATCTCCGTAGCAGTGGGCACGGGGGGAGAAGCATTAGCAGCGGCGTCAGAAGTGGTAGGAGCGGTAGGGGTAGCAGGGCGAGCCTGCGGATAACCAAGATAGTCGAGAAAATTGGTACGGGCCTGCTCCCGACCTTCAGGAGTCATTAAACCAGCGAAAAATCCTTCGGTAGTAGGCAGGCCAGCGGGGGCATTAATACGAGCGGATTCTTCATACGTTTCTCTAGAAGGAACCGAAGGGCGCAAGGATATTCCTTGCTCTTTTGCTCGCCTCCTTGTTTCAACCTGAATGGGAGAAAGATTTACGTCCCGGGTGAGTTCTTCTTCAGCCCGACGAACATTAGGGTCAAAACCAGCCGCATAACCTCCAAGAAGGTTCGCAAGCTTTTGCCCCGTTTTGGTTTCACCCAAGGCACTTCCCGCTTCCCATGCTCCATAAGCTGCGGCTGGAAGCCCCCAACGGGTCAACCCTTTTGCCAGTTTGCTACCAATTTTTACACCTTCACCAGAACCTATACCAAAAGGCCGTTTAGCCACATTTTTTCTAGCCGCACGCGCCCGTTCAGCAATATTTTCAGTTTCCGTAGCAGTAGGAGCGGCAGGAGCGGCAGGAGCGGCAGGAGCGGCAGGAGCGGCAGGAGTGGCAGGAGCGGCAGGAGCGGCAGGGGGTGTGTATTCAATCGTTCCCGCCGGTAGTTTTCCAGCCCGAGCCTTGGCATCCTCTGCCATCTTACGAATACGTGCGGCATCCCTTTCGCTTGCTTTACGGGCACGTTCTGTTTGCGTTTCAACTTCCCTGACCAACTGGCTTTCTTCTTCACCCGCAAATGCAACGATCCCACCGCGCGCCATACGGGGGCTGTCAAGATCAAACCCGCTAACGGGCAATGCGGCCAGCGCCATTTGCCGCTTTTGGTCCAACACCGTAGGCTGATTGGGGTTGTACGCAGCCAAGGCTTCTTGGTTAGACGCCGCTGACTGTTGCTTGTCAACGATCCCTTGAGCAAGTGAAGCAGCCAGTCTGGTTTCTGGGTCAAGCAGGTACTTGCTCAGGAAGACACGCGGGTTCTGGCTTTGAAGCGCCAGTTGCACAAGGTTGTTCGTCTGCTTATCAAGATCGTTTACCCCGCTTACAGTTCCACCCACCGCAAATGCTTTGACTTCACTGCCTTCTTTTTTATTCAGCCCTGACATATACGCACCCAGCCCGGTAGCTGCCAGCCCACCAAAAGTCTGCAACATCGAAGGCGGAGCCTGATATCCCGTAGTCGTAGTCGTGCCTTGGCTGATACCCGGCAAGCCAGAGAGGATGCCTTTCTGGAAGCTCAGTTGCTGGTAGGGGTACTGAAGCTGCGTGAGGTAATCTTGGTAGGCGTTGGTAAGGTTTTGCTGTTGAAGGGCTTGTTGCTGGGCACCGGCTTGTTGCAGCGCGGTGTTGATGCCCATTTGCTGGCCGAACTGGGTTTGTCCCAGTTGACCAAGCTGGCCTGCTACCTGAGAACCAAGCTGCGCGCCTTGCATCCCGAGCCCTGCGCCATACTGTATATTTTGAAGCGCTTGCTGATAGGCGTTCTGAGTGCCTGTGGCTTGGATTCCGGCGAGTTGGTTTTGCAGGTTGCGCTGCGCCTCGGCTTGTTGAACAGCTTGGCGTGACCCACCATAGGCACCGGCCCCCACTGCTTGAGCTTGCATTCCGGGTAGCGCACGGGCGTAGTCCTTGATTGCCTGCTGCTTCTGGTAGTCCACTACGTCCTGCATGTAGGGGGACATATAGGACTGCAGCGTGCCGGGGGAGGTGACTGCTTGGGTGTACTGTTGCCCCGCGCCAAGACCGTATTGGCCTGCTTGGGTTGCGAGGTCGGTAGCTTGGCCCAGTTGCGCCGAGGGCTGCATGCCTTGAAGTTGCTGGAACGCCTGTTCCTGCATCGGGGTAAACCCGGCAACCCGCTCACCCGCATAGGGCGTGTAGGGGGTCTGAGTAGTCAGCGCGTAGCTTCGACCAAGGATGTCTTCAACATAGGGCTGCGCAAAAGCAGGGATCTGCTGCGCTTGGGTCTGGACGGAAGTGGGGGTCGTCGGCGCTTGGGTCTGGGTGAGGGAGCCCAGACCGAGAAGATCAGCAAGAGTTGCCATAGCCTATCCTTTACGCGGGGAGCAGCTTTTCTGCTCTGGTATCTGCCGCAACGTTTTTGAGGGTGGAGCCGCGTCGTTTCTGGATACGGTCCATCATTGCGTACAATTTGCGGGCACCCGCTTCGGTAGACCCGTTGCCAATCTCTGAGACAATCCTTGCCGGGAGCACAAACTCCCCATCCGCCAGCGCCGCGCGCTGGGGCTGTTTGCCGCTGATAACCGCAGGAATACTATCAGAAACCCCGTCTCCGGGCCCCCGCAAAAGCCTGCCGCCTGCGGCGTAAGTAGGCGTGAGGTCAGCCAACCCTCCACCAGCCATCTGCTCTTCCCCCGTAAAAGGGTTGAGCCGGGGACCATACCCGCTACTCACTACAGCCTGTTGCATCGGCCTTTGCAGCGGAGTGGCGTAGGAGGAATGGTCAATCGAGGACTGCGGGTACATGTTGTCAAGGTCGGGGATTTGCCCGCCGTTTGCTGCCCGGAAAGTGGGTTGCGCACTATATTGCTGGAGGAAATACGGCTCACCGGGTTTGCCCCAGTTGGGGTTGCGGATTTGGGTAAATTGATACGGGCGGATCGTCCCCGGCAAGCCAGCCCCTGCACTACCGGCACCCCCTGCACCAACGCCCGCACCTCCTGCACCCGGCGCAGCCGTGCCACCAAAAACAGCACCAAGGGGTTTACCAAGCAGCCCCGTGCTGGGTGTGGAAGCGAGTCCTAGAAGACCTAGACCTGTTTTCAACCCACTGGACACCCAGTTTGTGTCACTTCCGGGAGGAGCGTTATACGAATTATATAAACCGCCAATACCGGAACCCAGTGAAGCGCCAGCAAGCGCACCGGCAAGATTGCCGGATTTCAGGAAACCAAGGGCTGCACCAACAGAACCGGGGTACAGCTTGGCAAATTGCCCAGCACTTTGAAGGCTATTTATTTTTTGGATATCACCCAAAAAATCCGTTCCACTCATTCCAGCGCCGGTAGTGTCGCCAATTAAAACCCCACCGAGTCCAGCAGAACGCCCTGCAAACCCGGTACTAACGTCCCCCGCTCCACCCAGCACAGAAAGATCGGATGCTTGAATAACTCCGCCACTAGGCGTATACGCCATCGGTTGACTAAGAGAAGAAAAGTCAACAGCGTCTTGTGCAAGCAAGCCCGCGTCTTTATAAGCTTGCAGCATTTGAGGGTCTACTGCTTCTGTCCCAGTAGAAGAAATGCCAGCAGGGAGGTCGGGAGAGTATGCGGGGCCGGGGTATATATTGGCTTCCGCTAGTTGTTGCCCACCCATGACATTACCCGGGGGCAGATCCACCGGTTGCCCCCCGATATCTACTACGTCACCTGCACCGCCCAGTGAACCAAGACCTTGAGAAAGACCATAAGAGAGCGCAAGATTTCCAGCTACCTTCAAAGGATCTGCGCCTGCGGCTACTTGTGTCGCACCTTCAGCACCCAATACCCAAGGCAGTGCCTCCGGCGCAGCGGCGGCGACAGCAAGGTTTGCTATAGGACCTGCATCACTAATAGCATTTGAAAGCCCACCCAGCCAAGTATCAGGCTGGTTCTGTGCTTGCCATGCCTGCTGGACTTGTTGACCAACCGCTTGAACGCCGGGGTCGGCAAACATATTGGAGATGAACGGCTCTTTATATTGATTTGCCGTGCTACCCCAGTCAGTACCGCGAATTATTTTTTGAGCAAGGTCATACGGATTTTCAGTTGTAGAAAGTCCATAAGTATTGACATACGCATCCGCTGCTTGCAATGCTGTAGTAGGATCAGCACCAGAGGATTGCACAAACGCATTCAGCGCCCCTTGCAGCCCCCCGCCAATATTGCCATATTGTCCGTAAACGGCGTCTGGTGTTGTTTGAGCAGGGGCAGGGGCATTAGGCGACCAACCGCCGCCACCTTCAATGGCGGGGTCCCAATACAGAGTTTGGGTAACCGGGTTTCCGTCCCCATCAACGCCTGTGTAAGTAGTTGTGTCACCTGCTTGTGGCATCTAAAAATCCTCCAAGCCTTTCTTGCGTACTTAATACGCTGAAACGAAAGACATTGTAGCAATTACCGAGGCTGTAGTTGGCCGAGTAGGGCTAGTCCCGGCGGCGTAATAGTGCATGTCGACTTGAGCACTGTCCGTGGACCACCAAAGCTCTACGTAATCGTTTGCGGCAAGCTGTACAAAATAATTCCACCCAACGATGACATGCCCGGGAGTGCCGCCATGGCTGTTGGCTACAGAAACCAGACCGTTAGAACCTGAAACGTCAGTTGCTGTTCCAGAGGCGTCTTGGCGCAGCCATATATCCACGTCGTGTAGCTGGGTGTCGGAGTTTTGAAATTGGGAACTGAACTGCAGGTTGTAAATCCCTGCGTTGGCGACAACGATCTTGGACTGGATGGTGCCGGTCATGGCGCGAGAAGAAAGCGTAGCCGAAGTGCTGACTGTGTAGGTGCCCGCGCCTCCGGTACCTGTGCCAAAAGCCGTGATCATGGTGCCAGCCGTAACCCCCGTGCCGCTCACCGTCATGCCAAGGTAGATAGTGCCAGAGGCAACGGCGGTTACCGTCAGCGTGGTGGTTGCTTGTGAAGCAGTGAATGAAGCCGTATGCGAACCAAGACTCACCTCGTTCGATGTATCCGTCTGATTAAAGCGCATGACCTGCGCGGTATTGGCAGGGATGGTTTGCGTGGTGCCATCCTGAAACGCCCCATACGGAAAACGCAGATATTTGCCCCCACCTTCGGCGTTGATTGAAGCAAACCAATTATCCAGTTGGTTGAAATACAACCGCAGGACATTACTGAACTGATCCTGATACTGCTGGCTGTAGTCCGTTGGCCCAACGGGAAGATTGGGTGCTTTAGGGGGCCGAACGATGTTGTAAGTAAAACTCACGTCTTCCTGCCATCGGGCCGAATATCGATCCGGGGTACGCCCAACTGCCATGCAACCCCCAGATCATCGGAATCAATACGCATGGACATCTGCCGCCCGCGAATGCGAGTGTAGACTTCTTGCGTGTACTGCTCCACGGGAATGGTTGCCGTGCGGGTTACTGTCGGGGCTGCGCCATAGCCGTAAGGGGCACCGGGGAATGTCCGGGGCTTGACCGTCAGCGTGATGTACGGAGCGTTCGACGTGGAGGAAGTGAAGTTGATATCCGGGATCATGCGCCAGACAAAACCGTAGTTATGCCCGTCACCAATGTCAAAATCCGAAGATCCCACATAAGCTGCAATCGCCACGTTCGTTCCAGTGGAAGCATCATCCAACCCATACTCGTGGTACAGGATGCCGTTGGAAGCGTAGGGTGAAACTGTTGAATAGGCGATGTGAGATGCAGCCGTAGAGCCGAGCGCTCCGCGAGTGCAGCCTGTAAGGTTGCTTCCATCATTGCCCGTATAGGTGATGGTTTCCGAGTCAATGGTGACTGTACCGACATCCGGGTAGCTTGAAGCGTTGAGCAGTGAAACGGTTGTCACGGAGCTATTGATCGCGTTGTTCAAATAGCTCGTCTGGGTACTGATCACGCCCATCGGGTATTGACGAAGCGGGCTATCAAGCCAAGCGGTGCGGTTCAAGGTGCCGTAGTACCAGACACGCTCAAGATAGTTATAGATTACGTAGCGGTCGTTGACCAAGGATTCGTTGGAGGGGTAGTGCCACCACACTTCGTTGTAACCCTCGTTGGTACCGCACACGATCTGCCACGCCTGATCTTGATTCAGATCACTGTACACATATTGACGAAGGCTGCATGGCAGCGTCTCCACCCGGCCTGAATACTGGTAGAACTTGTCGCAGCCCATCCAATAGGTAATGTTATTTACCGTTATAGCCGAATTAGGCGAGATGATGGAGATGTTATCCATCAGAAGCTGAAAGCCCCAGACGTAAGGAGGCCCGAGGTACTGCATCGAGTAAAGTGCTGAATCCGACCAAATCAAGATTTCCTGCCGGGTGATCCGCCCGCAGACAAGATAGGACCCGTTTTGCAGTGGTTGTTCGCCAGACTGGTTAGTAGAAGTAGGGGTCCAGTCGTAGACGTTTTCCTGATCCGACCAGCGCACCAGCATCGGGTTGAAGTCTGCCGTGGTCGTGGTGCCGTAGGGGTTGGCCCCAAGACAAATCACAAAGCGCTGCACATCAGAGGCAATCACTTGGTTGGTCTGGACCGGGACATCGGCACCCACATACCCCGCCGTGGTAGCAGCAGAAGAAAGCAGGATCGCCCGCGCCCATGTGGTCGTGTCGTTTGCCCAGTAGTACAAGGGTCCGCCGCGTGGTGCGAACACAAGGTCTTGGCCGAAGTTGTCTTGGCTCCACAGCCGAAGTTGCAGACCCGCCGTGATGGCAACCCCGGAGCCCCAGCCGCCTCGCCCCCAGCTACCTGCACCCCAGCCCGTGCCGCCAACAAAAGTAGCAAGCCCCGCATTGATCTGGTAGGTGGCCGTGACGGCTGCGCCACCACCGGTAGCCGTGGAACTAGCCGTGCTGGAAGCAATGATCTGGTAGGTGTTGGTATCGACCACCAGCACAATTTCGTACTCACCGTTCAGCGTCAGCCCACCCACGGCGCTAGCCCCGGCAAATGTGACGAACGTACCCGCAGTTGCACCGTGAGCAGCCGCCGTGACAGTAACCAGCAAACTGCCGCTGGTAGTAGCAAAGGGGTTGGCGGCAAGCGCCACGGGCGAAGCTGCGGTGAGAGGGGTGATATCGTTATAGACCCCGCCTGACTCAATGTAGTATTTCTGGTTGGTGCCTACGGCGTTGAGGTTGTAGCCACTCAGGGAAACCCAGTTCCACATGGTCTTGCATACACCCTTGAAGGTGTTGCTTGACAGACGCACCCAGCCCCCGAGCTTCTCAGGGTAGCCCGAACGAAAGCGAACCTTGTCGCACTCGTAGTACCCGCCCTCGTTGGAGTAGTTGGTACCCTCGCGGTTGATCCCCGGTCGCAACTGGATTTTCTGAAGCGGCATGGCGCGTCCTAAGTGAAGAGTCTCGTGCCTTGCTTGTCGATGATGAGCTTGGAACCTCTTGGGGTCTGGCTTACTTCATTAGGTACGCTGATATGCGTCCATGAATCAAACTCAAGGATGATCTGGTCAAAGCGAAGCCCCGCACCGATACAGGCCAAAACAACTTCTCTTGGCGTCATCCCCGGCACCCGCAAATCAGCCGCGCATCCGAGGCGATGCTGAGACGTATCCTTGCTTCCTACGGCGTCGTTGACTTGCTTGGACCTGTAGGCGCTATTCACCATCACAGGCTTGCCACCCAGCGCCAATTTCACCTGCTCCAGCAGGTCGGCCAAGCGCACGAGGTTTGCCTTCTCGGTTTCACTGGGTGTGTTATCCCAACCGTTGCGAACGGCTACGTCGGAATGGATAAGTTCCTCATAGGCAAAATGAGGCGAGAGGTTCACTTGGGCGTGTCCTTAGCCCTGCTGCCAGCAGACGATCCAAGCCAGAAGTTCAGCACTGTCGCTACCACCGTCCCAAGCATGAACCCGAGGATGGTGTCCACAAAACGCACGTTCTTTTCGGGAATGTCCACAAAGGTCACGAAACCGATGTAGCTCACCGCCATGATCGACCAAAAGGCACTCAGATAGGCCACAAACCGCTTGCTGAAGGCGTCAGTCTGCTGGAGTGCCGCAATCTGCATGGCACGGGCATTAGCCGTGTTTTCCTGCGCCAGCTTCGCGTACTCAAGCTCCAATTCCTGAAGTTTAGCCATCATTTGCGGGTCGTTTTTCATCGCAGCAACAGCTTGCGTCACTTTTTCAACAGAATCTTCAACGCCAAACTTGGACGCAATCGCGGTAACGACGGCACCCCCAAGAGGACCCGCAACGGCAGTCGCAAGCCCCGGGGCAATGTTTTTCAGTAGCCCGATAAGGTCGTTCATTTTGCTTTTGCTCTTTCTTCAAGTAGCTTTACCCGGACATGAAGATCGTTCACTTCTTTGAAGATTTCTTCTTTCAGCTTATGCCTTGCCTCTGCCGAAATTGGGGAGTCAGTAGGAACGCCTTGCGGTGTAATCAATGCAGGGATCTGTCCTTCAATCTTGGTCAGGCGCTCTGAAAAGGACGCCACTTGGCCCAACAACCAAGCAAGCGCGGCAACCACTATTGGGATTACCGCCTTCAGAACATCTGACCAACTCATGTGTCAGCCTTTGTTAAACCAATGAGCGAAGTAACCAATGAAAGACGAGACAGCAGAAACGAGCGCCATCCCCGCCCAAAAACCGCCTTTGCCCTGATTGGCAAGCCCAATGAGACTTTCCAGTTGAGCTTCCATCTTGTCCATCTTGCGGCTCATGTCATCGAAACGGCGCTCGTAATCCTCCACCTTCTGCCAGAGGACGCCATAGCGAACCGGATCAATTTCGGCCATTTAATAATACTCTTAAGGGTGCGCTACTTTATAAGCATCAAACTCTGCTTTTAGCTCTTGAATGGCTGCGGTTAGAGTGGCTACCAACTTTGAATGGTCAACACTCTGATAATCAGGTTTGCCGTCCTCCTTTACTGCGTCTTTTTCGCCTGATACGCATTCAGGAACAATTGCTTGAAGCTCATGTGCAATAAAACCTTGGCCAGAAGCTCCATCAACTTTCCAAGTAAAAGTTACCGGACGAAGTTGCGCTACCTTTGCCAAAGCACCCGTCATGGGGACTATGTTTTCTTTCAGTCGATAATCAGAAGAAGTATTGAAATTCGTTCCAGAGCCAGAAGTCTGGATAGACCCTACTTCGCCATTACCGTTATTGAATACAAGGTGTTTATAGTTTCCGGTAGAAGAAACCAGAGAGTTCCAATACTGCCGTACACCGTCTGCACCACAAAGCGTTATGCCGTAACCATCTGTGGCGGTCGTGCCAATGAGCAGAGTTTTACCCGTAGTAAAACGAGCTTGCTCTGCGCTGTTGCATGAAACCGCAACTTGATTGGAGGCAGGAAGAAAAACTCCATTGGTAGGTGCGCTTGAACCGGAAGGTATAAGCGCCGTTGCCGTAGCAGACCCCGCAAACGTGGCATTTTGGCTAGTGTTTATAGTGAGCGCAGTAGTTCCATTTGTTGCTACTGTTACTGAACCGTTAGCAGAAGCAACGGTTACATTGGACGTTCCGTTTGAAATGGACGAACCCGCCGATGGAGTTTGCCAAGTAGGAAGTGCGGCAGCGCCATTGCTGGTAAGAACCTGTCCTGAAGTTCCAAGGCTATTGAGCGTCTGAACCGATCCAGTTGCCGTAGTACCAGCGCACAGTACGCCATAAGCAGTGGTAAAAGTATTTACACCTGTGCCGCCGTTAGCAACCGTAAGTTGAGAGCCAAGAGAAAGGGAAGCCAGATAACTTTGGGCACTCACAATGTCAGTGCCGTTGCTGACCAGCACTATTTTTGCTCCATTGGGTACTGAGACACCCGTTTGCCCGGAGACTTTCACCGTGACGTTGTACCCACCCGTGGTGTTGTTGTAGATGAAGTACAGCTTCTTGTTGGTGGGGACGAGCAGGTTGCGATTCGCAGTCAGCGCTCCGGTACACTCGATGTACATATTGCGAGCTACACCCGTGGCACCGTTGGGGATGGTAATGACGGTATCCGCGCCATCGGTAATGGCTTGGGTTACGTACCCGGAGATGGCCTGCTCGATGAGGGTCCCGAGGTTGGTGTTGGTCGTCGTACCCCACGTACCCGACTGGTCACCGGTACCGATGAGTTCCAGTGCAAGGTTGGTGCTGTAAGTAGAAGCCATAATGGTTCCTTATCTACGTTACTACTTTGTTCCAATCAGGCACTTGACTGGTATTTATATTACTCCAGTTTGCCGTGTCTGCATCATTCAAGAGCACCCAGTTCGGTGTCTGTGAGTCGTCAATCGTCGTCCAGTAGAACTTGGCTACCGTACCTATCATCCCGGTACCCGTGACCCCGCTCAGAGCCGGGGAGCTTGTCTTGCCAACACTGCCTGCGCTACCAGTAGCAGTAACCCCCGTAATGGCAACAACGTAGGTGAACGTAACACTACCAACTGAGCCAGTAGCGGAAACTGCCGTAAGACCCTTGGATAGGCTGACCCCGACGCTACCTACCGAGCCGGTAGCGATTACACCAGACTCTGACTCCGTATCACTAGCTACTACGGTCCCGGCGCTACCTGTACCCGTGACCCCGGAAAGCGCAAGTAAGGAACTGACACCAACAGACCCAACTGAACCGGTAGCTGATACTGCCGTAATACTAACCGAGGGGCTTGCAACGATGCTACCAACTGATCCTGTACTGGTAACACCACTCAGAACACAGGTCGAACTGACTCCGACTGTTCCAACTGATCCCGTCCCCGTGACGCCGGTAAGCGCAAGGGTAACATTTACACCAACAGACCTAACTGAACCGGTAGCGGTTACACCAGTCAATGCTTCGGGGTTTAGCCCTCCCCAAGCATCTACACTCCAGCCATCAATACCCCATCCGGTTTGCGCCACAAAGCAAACTCAACTTAGGCAATATTCAGCAGGGCGGTACCGGCAGCGTTCGTCGGCATGGTCAGGGCAAAGGTACCGGCAGTCACCGTCTGTGATCCAAACGTATGCACGCTCACCGCTTTGTTCGACTGGCTGCTGTTATAGATCAGCACGGCATCAAACGCGGTCGACAAGGTTACCGAGGTGTAAGTGATGCTGGCCGAAGGGGTCCAATAGGCGGTCGTACCGCTCGTTGTAGGAGCCGTGGCGTTAGTAACGGTAACCCCACCTGCTGAATAGCCCGAACCCGAAACTTCTCCGGTTGCTGAATAAGCAGTGGTACCCGCACCGAGTGAAGCCGTAGTGAGATACAGCGCCGCCTTGAAAGTATCCGCCGTGGAAGCGCCACGGGTAGGGGCTGTACCAAAGTTATGTGTAGCCGTCAGAAGCTCGCCCTTGAACGAAGTCGTCATCGCCTGCGAATTAGCCATTTACTGCTCCTTTTTACCCAAGCATCGCCGCAACACCATCGGCAAAGACGTTAGTTTTGAGATGAACGTGGACAGAGCGGTGGACAAGCTCACCTTCAAGCCAGTATTCGACCCACTCGGTGTATTCCTTGTCGTTGTCGAGCGAACCAGTCTTCTTCTCCAGTAGGGAGTCATCCATGTCCCCTTTTGTGGTGGTGACAATCATTGGCTCGATATCCTCACGATTGCGGTTGTGTTGGTGGAAGAGGGAAACTGCACCTGAAAAGAAGTCTGGGAAGTCTTATTGGAACCAAAATCCAGTACCACCATGGCCGGGTTGGTCGACCCGTTGTACTTGTAAATCAACGCACCCCGGGCGGTGATTGCACCGCTCCAAGTGACATCCGCAAAGGAGAAATACGATGTCGTGCCCGAAGATCCCGTGGTAGGTACTTGGGTCACAGTTAGGGTTTGCCCACCAGCCGTGTAGCCAGAGGCGCTTACCTCACCCGATGACGTATAGGCCGTCGTCGTGTAATCCAGAGTGGCGTTATTCGTGTACAGCGCGATCTTGAACACATCAGTCGTGCCCGCAGCAAGGTTGAACGTACCACTTGGCAGTCCAGTCTTGAAGGTGTTAGTGGCGTAGTTTCCGGTGAAAGCCATTTCAAGTCACCGCCTGACGGTATTGACCACTGCGGTAGGCATCCTGACGCTCCATACCATCGCCAAGGCGCTTGGCAAGAGCAAGAGCTTCCTTGTACTTCCCGTCATACAGGGCCACCATGTCCGCCTCGCCCTTCATGTACGTATACGCTTCGATCAGCGACCCATAGAGAAGAACCGAATCAAAATTATCACCCAGCCAAGAAGTGCCAGACACAGAAATGCTTTGCGGGTAATAAAAGTAATGCAGTTCCACACTGTACTGGGTGTCAGGTGTCGGTCCAAGAATGAAAGAAAGCTCATTGGTAATGGCACCGCCGGTTACCGTAGGTCCAAACAAAGCGTAGTAAGCGGGCAACCCCGTGCTGGTTGCCGAGGGGTATGCCTCCCGGATGAAGTTGACATCCTTGTTGAGGAGATAGTTGTAGTCACCCGCATCATCGATGACAGCCAGCGAGTAGACAGACAAAAAATCATCCGGGCAGGAAAGGTACTTGTTTGAAGCCGTGGTCACGCCCGTCACGTTCTTGCGAAGCGACGGGAACTGCATGGTGTTGAAAACACGCTGCTCCGCCTGTTCCACAAACAGCGGAATATTGGCAACAAAGGATGACTCGGTGTTTTCCGTGTAGTCCTGAATTGCTTGGCTAAGAGCAGCGTAGTTCATCCTAGTCCTTCAGAAACTTGCGGCCCTTGGTGGCAGCACCATACCCGCGCATATCGATATGCGTCTTGGTGCCCGTATCGGAGGGCCAACGGCCTTTCACCATAACCCCTGCTTTATTCAACTCGTCAGGATAGCCAATGTCTTTCTCAGGCGGCAACGGGTTGGTGTTGGGCTTGGGCTGCGTGTACTTGTTAGTCGGGTCTTTTTCACCCCAACCAAAATACTTGAATTCCTGATCCATCACACACCTCGCGGTTTGGTGGCGCTGCGCTGGTTCATGGCGCGAGCAACATTACGCCCGTATTTTTTCATTTCCAGAGAAGTCACGCCACCAGCTTTCATGCCCTTGGTGTGGTGCATGCGCTTCTCGTGCATCTTGACTTCCTTACGGGCTTCCACATCAGCGATACGCTTTACCTGCTTGGCCTGCATGACTTACTCCTCAAGTAGTGGCTACCGTAACGGTACCGATGGAAATAACAAGCGCCAGATCATTGGGCGTGAATCCGGCATCAATACCCCTTGCGCCACCAACGGGTGCCCAGCCCCACTGGATGATCCTGCTACCGCCTTCTGGAGTACCTGCATCATTGGCACTCAACTGCAACCCGCTGGTACCGGAGGTGCGGTAGCTCACATCGGGCCTTGGTTCCCTTACGGCCTGCGGGTCGTTCACGGGGTACAACCCAAGCTGCAACTGCGGCTGATCCGGTTCCCAACAAGTCGGGCAAACCTTGATCGACACGTTCTTGGTCTTGATGACCAAGTTCTTCAGTTGCGTCAGCTTGTAGCGAAACCCGCAGCGATCACATTCCGCTATTGCAAACTTACCGGAGGAAAACCGATTAGGCACGGCTTACCTCAAGAACGTCTCACGCGGCACAAAGCGCACCGCCGCCTTCTCACGATCCTCTTCAGCAGCCAGAGCAAACTGCTGCTCATAATCTGCTTTCAACTCCATGCGCCGCCCCGGATCAACCCCGGGCAGCTTCATCGACAGGTAGTAGGCAAGTCCCGCCACCATGCAGTTCAGGAACCGGAACGGGATGTCCTGCCCATTCACACCATCCCCGGCGTTTTGAATCCGACGCAGCCGCCAGTAGATGAACGTGTAGGGAATGGAGTTATCCGGCGTAGGCCACACCACGATCTTGGGGTTGACAACCGTACCCACTGAGTCAGTAGCCCCGGTAAGCCGCCTGATCCATACCTGAATCGGTCTGCCCGTTGCATTCTTGTTGGGGATCATCGCGTAGGTGCTCGATGAAATGCGCGTGATGTTGATGTCCTGCTGGGTGACACCTGAGCCCGTGCGAACAACGTGGTCCAGCAAATCGATGGTATCTACCGGGATGTCGTACTCAGCCTGCTGGTAGACAAGAGGCACCGAACCCTGCTCGATGGTCCAAAGGTTAATGCCCCTGTTAGCCCATTCGATTGTCAGCAGATTGAGCGAGCGACGAGCAGTACGAAGGTCATACCCCGAGCGAAGCTCTTGCCCGCAGCGCTCAAAGGCTTCCTCGACCAGCGTATTCAGGTCAAGGTTGAAGTCCGATAAATCTGTCGTCTTGTATGTTGCCATCTACTTCTTCAGTTTGCTCAGGGTCTGGGCAAGGCGAGCGCGACGGCCAAGCGTGCCGGGTTTCTCAGCGGCAGCGGAGAGCTTCTTGGCGGGGATTTTCTGCCCTGCGGGCACGCCAAGCTGCTTGTGCAGAGCACCGGGCTTCTTGATCGCCTTCTGAATCCATTTAGTTGCCATTACCTGTACCTCGCTGTTTTCGTCGCAATGGTTTTAGGCTGCTTGACGAACTGTTTTCCTGCGGCTTTTCCTGCCCGTTTGGCACGGGTTGTTGCTGCGTATTCTGAAGGGGACAATGCCTTGATTGCGTTTTCCGGCAAGTATCGTTCCCCCGTCTTGCTCGACGGTTTACCGGACTTGGTACGCCACTTCTGCGCAGTCCAGTCTTTCAGCGACTGCTGCGGGTTTTTCACTTGTATCCCCCGCCTTTTTCCTTGTAGCGTTTTGCCAAAAGCTGTGCTTTCCTTGCGCTCCACTGACCTGCCTTGGTGCCCTGTACGGCTTGGGACTTGATTGACTCAAACAGCGACTTTCGCATCCCCGGCTTGGTGTACACACCAGCTTGGTTGACCTTGGAAACCTTACCCCCGCGTTTATAAAGCTCAACCGGCTCAGGACCATCGCGTTTAACGATAGTACGGGGCCTTGCTTTTGGCATCTTGCTGGGGGCAATCGCCCCCATGCCGCGCGAGGGACGCATTTAGCACATCCCGCCGCGTTTCATTTTCTTCACATGATCGTGGTGCATCGCGTGGCCCGCAGCGTGTTTGCCAAAGTGTTCGCTATGGTGGACATGCCCGCCTTCCTCATGGCCTTTCATATGGTCAACATGGTGCTTGTGTTCGTGAGGCAGGTGGGAGTCGCCGTGCTCAACGTGCTTGTAATGTTCTTTCATGGCTTAAACCATCCTTCCTTTGGTATGGCCGCTCCTTTGGATCGAATGCTCACCGTGCGCACGCACGCTGCCACCAGAGGCCATCTTCACCACCGTGCCACGGGTGTGACCGCGCTTTTGTTCACTGTGCTCGCCATGCGCAAGATGACGGGCTTTGCTGCCGCCTTCGACATCCTTAGCCATAGTGCTCGGACCCATGACTTCCTTGATCTTGCCACCACGGGCGTAGCCCTTCATCTCAGCCATCTCATGCTTGAGCATCGACTTCGGAGCGCCCTTTTTCTTCATGAACGCCACTTCCTTTGCCATCATTTTCTTGGATTCCACGTTGCCTCCTTTGCGGTAGCCGTAGGCTTTTGCACGTTCTTCAATGGACATATTTTCCCAACCACGCGGGTTGGACTCACCACGATTCGCCCGGGTGCGCGCAGTGCCTTCTGCGACCTTCTCCATCGCTGCTTCTGCACGAGAGCCAGCCCCCCGCAACGCCCGGACCGCCGCAGGTACCTTGGAAAGAGCACCCAGCCCAGCCATAGTACCTGCTGCCTCCGCAGCCCCCTGAGCAACCGCACCCGGCAGGCGCTTGGCGGTTTCTTCCTTTTCAGCCAGTGAACGAGCTTTACTCGCAAGCGGGCTTGCCCGACCGGTAACCGCACCGGCATCGGTAGTACCAGAGGGAGTGGGTTTGGCTTCCGCTTTAGGAGCAGGTGCGCGAGCAGCCATACGGGCCGACTCATCGCCGTAGTCAGTGGTTTTCTTGGCGGGGGTTTCAGAGGCGTAGTTAGTTGTGTACTTTTTGCCGCGCCATGTAAAGATCTTGCCCGCACCCTGTTCATCACGCGCGGTTTTGAACGCTTCGTTGAAGGTCATATCGTCAAGGCTACCCACATCTCCACCCCCAGCGTAGCGCTTGACCTTGCCGCCGTGCTTCATGCCAGCAAACTTACCAAGCTTTTTGAATGGCATGTCCATTCTCCCGTGTTGGGTGTTTTGTTTACCAATGGCACCGCCCCGGGCGAAAGGTCTTTTTGACCTTTCGTAAGCTGCGTCTTCCGCTGCCTGACGCTTGGCTTCGTCAGCTTGCCGTTGCATTTCTGCTTTTTCGGCAGGGGTCGGCGTGGGGGACTTCATGCGCGCAGCTTCTTCGCGGGCTCTACGAGCCAGATCTTCCAGCCGTTTGTTCTCCGCAACTACGTCGCCGCCTTCCTTATATTTCTTCGCCCTGCGTTGCTCGGACAAGGCAATCGCAATCGCCTGTTTGGGGTTGGTTACTTTCTGGCCGGAGGAAGAGCGAAGCTTGCCCGAGCCAAACTCGTGCATCACTTTTTGGACCTTGCCACCAGTCTTTCGTGCTTCAGGGCGCATAAAAGCTCCTAACAATTCCAAGCCCGCAGGCTTTTGTTGATCCGGCTATTGGGGTCTTTAGCGGTCTTTGCAGACGTCAATTTCTTCTTCGCCCCCGTCATCCGGGCACAGAAAGAATCGCGCCGGGAGCCGCCTTCCGGCTGCGGCCTCTTCAAACCGGGTTTGTCGGGGTTTGCCGCGTTGTACGAAGCCCTCCCCTTCGCGTTCAAACCACCTTTCGGGTTTTTGCCTTCTGCTCTTTGCCATGCTGGAGTTTTAGCCATAGGCTACTTTCAATTCCTTTTCGTCATCCTCGAAATCCAGCTTCAACTGGCGCTGGGCCTGCGCAATTTCTTTCAACTTCGGGTAGATTACTTCTTCGCCAAAGTCGCTGTGATACTCGTGGATGCCCATGTGGCTCAACTTGATGGTCGGGTCAATCCAGACATCGAAACCCGCATCAATCACACGCTTGCAGAAGAGGAAATCCTCACCGATATAGCCTTCAGGGGTGAGGGCAAAGTCAAAGAAACCGAACAGCTTGGATTCCGCGATGTTGTCTGGATGCTCCCACTCTGGATGGTTTTTTGCGAGCGTCTCCAGAACATCACGGCGAATCATCATGAAGCCGGTGGCAACACGGCGGGCTTTTACAAGCCCCATTTCGTCCATGATGATGTTTTCATCTTTATCGTGATCCAGAGTCAGGATAAAGATTTTGCCGGGTTTACGGGATTCATAGGCACCGGCAACAACGCCACGATCCTGATTCCAAGCAAGCAACCGCAGCACTGAGTCGGGCTCAAAGCAAATGTCCGAATCAATAAAGAGCAGATGGTCGCAGTTGGATTTCAGGAACTCGTGGGCAATCAGGTTCCTCGCCCGAGACACGACAGAACAACCGCAGATGCTACTGATCTGGATGGTAATGCCGTGCTCAAGAACGTCCTGAGCAAGACGCGCAAGAGAGATTGCCATCTTGACGCCCACCTTGTGATCGTAGGCGGGCAGGCCAATCATGATTTTCTTGCCAGCGAGGTCAAAACCTTTTTGTTGTTGCACAAATCACCCGTAGAAAACCGTTACACCGGTCTGGTTGGAAATCTGAAGGTAGATGCCGTTGAAGGCAAGCACACCTTCGCTTGGGATCAGGAGCGTGGTGACCCCCGAGTTATTGGCACTGTCAGTAGAAGTAAGCCAACGAACCCCCTCGGTAGCCGCAGCCCCGGCAGTGATACTGCCAGAGTTGATGTCAGTTACCGTGTAGGAGTTGGCATCAACGACCGTGACAATGTAATTGCCATTGGTAGCAGTACCGCCGGTACCCGCAGCGAACGTCAACCCAATCGATTGACCGGTCTGCAGCCCGTGGGCGCTGTGCGTAATGGTAATCGTGGTACCAGAACGCCCGTATGTCACCGAAGTGGGGGCACTTGTGGTGTCCCACACATTCACGGTTCCAGCGGTACCGCTACCTACAGCAATAAGGCCCTTCAAACGAGTGCGTTGGGTATAGATGAACCCGCTTGCGTTGAGGTGTCCTGATTTAACGTCGGTTTGCATGACTGCTAACCTCCGTTAGAAATTAAGCCGAAGCCGGATCAGGCGCGCCGTCAGGACCGTTCACCGCGTAGATGATCGTGTACTGCACCGTACCAGCCGTCACCGAAGCAACAGTGGGGGTCAGCGTCGCAACAACAGCTACGTCAGTAGCGCCAATGCCCTTACCCGCCGGAGCAGCGGTGGTTGCCGCGCCAAACCAGTTGGCGAGCTTGGTAGCAGCGTTGGTGTACGCCAGACGGCCTTGCGAAGTGATATCGGTCGAAGCCCAGAAGAGGTTGGCCGTCGTGCCATCGCCAAGGGTCATGTTGGCAGCAGTGGAACCCGTGAACGCAACCAGCGTGTCAATCTTGATATCGACAATGATCGAGCCAGCCGGAAGAACCGCAACAGTGTCCGTGCGACCTGCAGTGGTCAGACCCGTGTAGTCTTTCTTGAAAGTCTGCTCGACAATCGTGTTGCCGGTATTAGCGACGTTGGTGCCGACAGTGGTACCGGTCGTGTTCTTGATCGTGCCAAGCAGCCACGGACCAAGATGGGTAGCGAATCCCATTGAAATCTCCTTATGCACAAGATCGCCATTCCATCGGTGCATCGTCCCCCAAGCGGGCTGGAATGGCTAAAAAGTCTTGGTCTTGAAAGGCGTTATACGCTCAGGTTGGAGGGGTGTCAACCAACTTGTTAGACTTTTCCAGATTCTCTTTCTGAGTAACCACCCGTAGATTCCACGGCACATGCAACCCACAGACATCCTCCCCTCGCAACGGGATGATGTGGTCAACCACGTACTGCTCCCCGGTGGTCTTGGTCATGGTGATTGCGATTTGGTAAAGCTGGCGTATCTCGGACTTTTGGGCGCGGGTCAGCCAAGGTGGGGTAGCCGCACGGTGTTTGCGGCGGCGGGCTTTGGTATCCGCACGGACCCATACAACATTTCTTTTTTTCCATGCAGCCTGATACACCCTCCGAACATGGGCGGGTCGTATTTTGGCGCTTTCTTTCACTTGCTCATGGTTAGCTACGTACCATTCATGTTTGGCCTCTTTTACTTCGGTACGCTGGTTGTACTCACGGAAGTAATCCGCGCGATCCCCCGCTGCCTTAGCCCATTCGGCCTTAAGACATTCAACACAGGCTCCTTTGGTCTTACGCGGGGCGATGTGCCCGTGCTTGCACGGCTCTCCAGTGAAATAGTATTTGGCCCCCAGCGTTTGGGCTTCCTTACGGGTACGGGGCATTTTGGCGATGTCCATAGTTTCCCTCTAAGAGACTTAGTAACAGGGAATGTACTTTATGGAGGCCCAAACGTCAAGAAAAAGAAAAGGCCCGGGGTTGCCGGGCCTTTTGTACTGCAAGTGCTTGATTTTTAGGACGAACCGCTCGAACCGAAGATACCGAGCGGGTCACTCCAGCCAAACGAGTAGCGCTCGCGCGCCTTGTAGCGGACGTTGCCGGTGTCGAAGTCTCCATCCATCGAGTTCTGCAGCGGCATCCGAACAAAGTGCTTAAGTCCGTTGGGCACATCGGTGGTCAGGAACCAGCCGTTGGTGTCCGTCAGGAAGTGGTTGATGGTGAAACCTTCCGCCACCGTACCCATTGCCTTCAGCGCGTTGATGTCGTTGTCAGTCGTGCCAACACGCAGTTCCGTGTCGAGCAGTCGCTTGGCAACGAACATCAGGGCCGGAGGAACAACAAGCTTGCGGGGGCGGGCGGCGATCAGCAGGCCACGCTCATCGGTCCAACCCGCGATCTGAATCGTTGCCGCCTCAAGGGAGGTTTCGTTCAGGTCCGATTGGGTCGTGAAGGTGTTGCTGTTCGTACCACCAGACACCAGCGGGTGAGCAGTATTGCACAGCGAAACGCCGTCACCACCGTTGTAGCCAGAGGCCGCAAAGGCGTTGTTCAGCACGTTCGCCGCTTTCACCTGCTTGGTGTACGCCATCGCACGAGCAAGGGCCTTGGTATAACGAGCCGAGAGGCTGTCATACAGGTTGTCCTCAATCGCCTCTTCGGTCAGCGAGAACCCAAGGGCGATAGTCTCGTGCTGGTAGCGAGCCGTCCAAGCTTCCTGCGCATTGTCATACGCAATCGCGTTGCCTTCGTTCTTGACAGGCGCTGCGCTGAAGCCCGACAGCTTGGTTTCTTCTTCAAACGAACGCTCGGAGCTTTCGGTTTCGTACACTTCCTTGTGCTCTTCGCCGTATCGCTTGTACTCCATCCCGAACAGGGCATTCAGTCCGGGGAGAAGCTCTTTCAGTAGCTGTGCGCGTGAAATAGCCATGGTTTATCCCCTTAGACGCCAGAACTGGAGGTGTACATATTGATCGTCGGATTCCACATGACGATCACTTCGGTGAACGAACCCGAAGAGTTGACCGTCTCAGGAACCACATCGACCACCCGAAGCGGCAGAGTCGTGGTGGTAGCACCCACCGACGAAACGCCAGCAGCGCCGTCGCCAGTCACCGTGCTGCCCGTGTTGTAGACAATCGCCACGTTCTCACCCACGACATCACGGGTGCGACCGCTGATCGTCGTACCACTGGACACAATGGCAACCTTCATCAGCACTTGAGGATCATCAGCAACATAGGCCGTGATACCCGTCGAAGTATCAACCGTACCGGTCGTGCCAGACGGGAAATACTGCGAATAAACACGCTGGCCGCTGCTGTTGATGAACGAACAGCCAAGGAAAACGCCCGCCACGTTGACGGCAGTTGCGGTCAGGACAGCACCGGTAATGCAGCCATTGGAGGACAGGATCACGACATCGCCGTAGAAAATGTTAGTTCCGTGGGCGTTCTGAATCGCCATTTGCCGGGTGGAACCCGCGAAAACGCGGCCACCAAGCAGGTTGACGGGACGAAAGCCATACGGAGCACTAACGGTCGGATACGCCATTTTTAGCTCCTAGATTCAAAGAAAGGGTTATTTGGTACCTCGCCCGAACGAAGTTGACGAACGCTTCTCGGCAAAGAGAGGCATGCGCGCATCGTTCTGGCGCATCAAGTTGTTATCCACCGCTTCGGCTTGGGCTTGAGTCTGCTTTGCGTAGAATTCCGCGCGCTGCTTCATCAGACCTTCAGGAGCCTTACACAGGACAAGACCACCGATTTCCACGTTGTCTTTGAAACGGGAGTTGGCGGGGTTGCCCGTGGGGGTGAACATCAACTCAGGATAGTCTTCCGCACGAACGGGTTCCCATCCTTCACGCATTTTTGCGGAGGCGTTGGTAGGGTCGTTTTGCCCCATCAAGCTCGTCCGAATCCAGCGATGAACCCAACCCGGACGCGGGGAAGGCTCAGGAAGTGACTGAGGCGGCATCCATGTCTGGGGCCGTTGGGTCATATCACGGGTGTTCAGATCACGAGTAAGTCTGGTTCCAGCTTGGTCATTAGCCATTGTAATTTCCCAGTTTGATAAGCTCGTTGGCATACGCTTCAGGAGTCAACCCAAGCTTCTTTGCAAGGGCAACCTGAGTCTGCGTAAGACGGATGCGGGTTGGCGCAGTAGAACGCGACACCGAAGCTACGACTGGTGGCTTTGTGCGAGGGCTGGGTTTTTCCTCAACCTTCGTGACGACCGTCTCCTCGGTTTCAAACCGAGCAGGGAAGGTCTTTCGCATCGTTTCGTCTACCTGTTTGTAGTAGGCGTCGCTGCGAGGGTCTACACCCGAGTTGACCAAATCTTCGTGCAAGCCCAGAGCAAAGCCGGTCATCGCCCTGTCCACGCCGAACCAAGTATTGCGTTGTCTCCAAGCCTCAGCTTTGGGGTCAACTACCTGACGGGGTGCTGGTACTTGTTCAGTTGCAGCTTGTACACTGGTTTCTTCAGGTTGTCCAGTGGTTTTGCTTTTCTCATATTCACGCAAGCGCAGCTTGGCATCGGTCAGGGCTTCCTGCGCATCTGCAATCTGGTCGGGTTCCCCCGCCTCGTAGGCTTTCTTCAAGCGCTCCTTGGCAGCGGCAATGTCATTGGTCGCCGCCTTGGTCATCTCGGTGGCGAAAAGCTGCTCACCGTGGCCGATACGCTTTTGAAGCTCCTTTGCCTTGCGGTCAAGGGCGGCGGCATAGTTGAGGGCTTCCTCGCGTTCCCGAAGGGCGCGTTCCTTTTCCCGGCGCTCGTCATGCCAGACTTTTTTCATCTGGGACAGGCGCTTTTTCACCTTTTCGGAATACTCCTCAAGGTCATCGTCCTCAAGCTCCTGCACGACTTCCTTGGGCATGGGAGCGCGGTCGCGGTCCTGCGGCGGGGTGTCATCCACTACTTCAACTTCAAGCTCCTTGGGGTCGGTCAGTGTAACGGTGTTTACCTCGTCCTTGGGAGGTTCTACTTCGTCAGGAAACTTGAATTCCTGCAGATCAGGTTGTGCAGCCATGGTCTCTCCTATGCGCGAGTAAGGCCGCGCGGGTCATCCACCACCGCGTCAACCGTGTCGTCGTTGATGATGCGAAATTCACGCCCGTGGATCTTGAAGCGGGTACCGGAATAGGCCCGGACCAGAACAAAATCGCCTTTCTTGCACCAAGCACCGGTCGGGAATTTCTCAGGATCCCTGTAGGCCAGGTCACCAAGTTCCACTACAAAGAGCACCAGCGTGCTGTGCTCCTCAATGGATTTGGTTGAATCGGCTTTGGCGATCCCGTTGGAGAACTGATCCTCTACATGCGGGACCATGCAAAGAATCTTGTAGCCCTTGGGAACCGGAACCTGCTTTGCTTTCTCTGCTGCTTCTTCCTGCGTCAGTTCGACGTTGACATCACTCATGGTCTTGCGCTTCCTCAGCGGATTGTTGGAGGTCAAGGAGATGGCGCTCTGCTTGGGCGAGACCCCGAACTACCCCGCAGAGGTAACGATAATTCTCGAAAGAACCGCAACCACCACCGGCGATGTCATCGGCGTAGTTGTTCATGTCATCACGGATTGCTTTGCGCAGGGCTTCTGCGAAATCCATTAGTACCCCTTATTGGGTTTTTCCTGCTGGTTGTGGACGGGCCATCTGATCGCGGTGCTTTGCGGCATCAAGCCCGATGCGAACCCCCTCGGTATGGGTCTTGTTGGCGACTTCCTGTTCCCGTATGGCAAGCTCCTTTTCGCGGATGATGGTGTCGGCTTGGTCCTTGGTTGCCTTGCGGCTGACCTCGGCTTTCTTGATGGCAAGCTCCTCTTGCTGCATCTGGATGAGGGGGTCTTGCATCTGTTGCTGGATCTGCTGCTGCGCGGCTTGGGCGCGGTTCTGGGTAAGAAGCTGCTGTGCAGCCTGTGCAACAAGCGGAGCAAGCTGGACTTCCAGTTCAGGCGAGAGCAGGTTGTCCTGATCCTTGTCAGGCGGAGGCGGAAGCGCCGCACCAAGCTGGCGCTCGATACCGGCACGATAGGCAAACGCAAGGTGCTCCGCGACGTGGGCCATGACAGCAGCCTGCATCTGCTGCGCCATGGGGGATTGGCCGATCATCGCGGCGATCTTGGGGTCCTGCATCATTGCCATGTGGGTGGCGATATGGGCGTCATGGTCTTGGATGATGAACGCCTTGACAGGCTTGCCTGTGAGGATCGCCATGTTCTCGCTCACCGGGTCGACAGGCTTCATGTCCTCGGGCATGGGTACGATCTTGGAGGCGTTCTTCACACCCAGTGTCTCGATCATCTGCCTGTGCAGGTAAGCCATGTCATACAGTTGCGGAGCCGACTGCGCCATCTGGAACACCGCTTGGTACTGCACTACCTTCTGTGCCATCGTGGCCGCGTTGGGGTCTGACACCGGGATGACATCAACCGCGTCGTAGTCAGACTGCTTGGCCTTGCGATTGCCCGTCTCGGGCTGGTAGCTGTACTCGGTGGGGGTGTTATCCCGGATGATCCCCTTGAGAAGCTTGAACTCCTGCTTCATCGCGTAGTGGATGCGCGCCTGTACAGCGGACATGACCTTCAGGATGCGCTCAAGGATGGCAAGAGTGGTACCGACAGGAGCCTGTGCCGACATATCCGAGACATTCAATTCGGCAGTGGCGGCAAACTTCTGGCCGTCGATCACGATCTTGTCCATCAGGGTCATCAGGACTTGGCTTGGCTCCTTGTAGGGAAGCGGCAGGATGTTGTCGCGGATTGCCCCACTTGGCACGTCCACATCACGAAACTCACCCGGTGCAATCGGGGTGTCATCGCCCTTGATGCGAAGCCCCCGGCTCTTCAACCCTCCGGGCAGGTTGGCAAGGGTGCCTGCATCGACAAGCTGGCGAAGCAGCGAAGTGGAAGCTTTGGCGTGCCCGCCAATCAGGTGGATAAGCCCGAAGTAGTAGAACCCGAATCCCGGGATGTAGCCGTAATGCACAAAGTGCTGGCGTCTTGCCTTCAGGCGGTCGTTTTCTTCCCAGTTACGATAGACCGCAAGTACGGTCTGGGTGCCTTTCTCGATAGTGACGACGTAGGGAAGCGCGATGCCCGTGAGGTTACCGTCCTTGTCCTTGTCTTCGTAGTTTGCAAGATCAAGGTTGACGTGCATCTCCAGAACCTGAAAACGGTTGTCGACACTCGCGTTGAATCCCTGCTCAAGGGCTTTTTGCTTCTCCACCTCATCCATCACATGGGCGGGCTCGCCAAGATCGATGTCCCGGTAGAACCCGGCGTACTGCAACTTCACCAACTCGTTCTTGGTCTTTCGCATGCGGTGAGTGACGCGCTCGGCTGATTCAAGGTTGGCCGCACCATAGGGCACCACGATGTCTTCTGCCGGGATGAACATCGCCGTCTGGCGCTCAAGCGAGGGGTCGTAGTAGATCTTCTTGAACGCATTGCCCGAAAGGCACAGGTTGATCAGCATGCGCTCGTGCTCGGGGCGATACTCCTTCATCACCTCGGTCAATTCGTAGTTCATGTCATCCTGCACACGGATGGCGGCGTCTTTCTTCTCCGGGGTTTCCTTGCCGACGATCAGGGTCTTGACAGGACCCATCGCGGGGAATGTCTCCATGATCGTCTCGGACTGGAACTTGACCGCGCTCTCCATGAGCAGCGGATGGAACACCCCGCAAGCCCCCGGCCAAGGCTCGGTGCGCTCTTCGTACTTCAGGCCCAGAAGCTTCAACCCGCGAACGTAGGTATCCAGCCAGTCCTTGCGGCTCGAAAGGTCCGCCTCGTAATCACCAAGCAGGTCGCTTGCAAGGGTGGCAAGGGTCGATTCGGGCAGCACTTGCGCAAGATTCTCATCGAAATCCCCCGCAACCTCGCTTTCCTTGGAAATCTCAATCTCCAACCCATCTGCGTCAATGCGCACGCTCTCGGGATCTTCAATTTCAATCTCTATGGCGGGGTTTTCCTGCGCCAGTGACTCAATGCCCTGCGGGGCCTCGTAGAGAGCCTTATCCATGTTGGTTGCCATCGAATTCTCCTAGTAGTACCCGGCTCCACGCCGGGACTTGAATTGGCGCACCGGGTCTTTGTAGTCACTGCCCAGACGCACAAAGCCGCCTTGCCGAAAGCGCATGAGCGCAAGTGTAGTGGCGTCAACCAGATCGTCATGGTCCCCGGCGGGAAAGCTTGCCACCTCATCGATTACTTCCTCGGCCCAGCGCGTCTGCGGAGCCCAGATCATGCCGCTTGCAAACAGGTCCGATACCGCGTTCAGGCGCGAAATCTTGTCGTTGCCCTTGCTCGGGGTGAACTCCTGCACCGGAATGCCCATGGCACGAAGCTCATAGATAAGCGGGGCACCGGAGGCTTTCTTCTCCACGATCAGGCTCACCGGGCGGGATTCAAGGTTCCATTCGGTGTAGTGCTTGAAGGCAACGGCCTTGAGTTCTGGAAACTCCATGCGGTCCTTGAAAGAGTCCAGAAGGATGATGTTGGCACTGCCCGTGGTGCCGTCGTTGGGCTCTTTCTCCGGCCACCATACCCCCCACGTCGTGCAGGCGGAGAAGTCAGCGCGGTTGTGCTTCTCAAAGGCCGTGTCCCAAGACTGGATGATGAAGTCACACATCGGAGGGATGTCTTCCTGCCATATGCGCCACCACTCGCGCTTGACGATGGCCCCTTCCTCGCTGGTGGGGTTTTGCTGGTACTGGGCGTTCCACTGGTAGGTGGGCATCGACGCCTTGGTACGAAGCAGCGCCTCAAGGGGCCATTGCTCGGGCCACAGGGACTTCTGGATAACCTGCAAGTTGCCTTCGCTGTCTTCTTCTTCCTTCTCAAGCACCGCCGGGAACTCAACCACCTCGTACTGGTCAGCCCCCTCGTTCATCACCATGTCTTTTGTCAGGCGTCCCGTCAGGTCGTTCAACGCCCAGCGGGTCTGTACGATTGCCACCCTTCCTGAAGGCATCAAACGGGTGCGAGCACCGCTGGTGAACCACTCATATGCCTTGTCAAAGACATCCAGATTGCCGTTGATGATGTCTTGCTCATTGTGCGGGTCATCCACCAAGAGAAGGTCAGCACCGCGACCGGCAATGGCACCGCCCACACCTACCGCAAAATACTCACCGCCATGGTTTGTGTGCCAGCGACCGGCGCTTTTTGAGTCCTGACTGAGTTGCACCCCGTCATCACCGCCGAAAATGGACTGGTAGGCAGCGCTTGCGATCAGGTTACGCACCTTGCGGCCAAAATCCACGGCAAGATCCGCCGTGTGGGACACCATCATCACCTTTTTATCGGGAAAAAGCCCCAGAAACCACGCCGGGAAGTAGATCGACACCATCAGGGACTTGCCAAACCGGGGTGCGATGTTGACGGCGATGCGATCCTTGCGGCCAAAAGCAAGGTCCTCAAGCAAAGAGGCCAGTTTGCGGTGGTGGGCACCGACTTTGTAGTTCGGATCGATGTGGCAGATGAAGGAAAGCAGGCTTACCCGGGCGCGCTTGACCGCTTTTCGCGTCTCCAACTCGTCGATCAACTCAAGAATCTGCGTTTTCTGTGCCGGATTGAGCTTGTGCAGGTTTTTCTTGACCTGTTCGAGCACCTGCGGGGTAAGTTGCAAGGACACTTTTGGCGTCAGGAAAGGATCGATTCAATCTGCAGGTGCTTGGCAGAGGACAGGGGCCGGTCTTCTTCGTCTTCATCCTCCGGGTTCTCGTCGCTATCGGGGTCAACGAGCACGGCATCGCCCATGAAGTGCTCTATTTTCTTGGTCAATTCGTCAGTCAGTTCGTCGTCAGACTTGGATTTGTGCGTAATTTCAATGCGGTCGCTGAAAAGGCCGACATCACGCATCTTGCCAAGCAGTTCAAGTGCCCTGATCCTGATTTTCCCGTCCGGGTTGCTTGATTCCTCAAGGAGCTTGTTCTTCACGTACTCCCGGATGCGTGCAGCGCTATTGACCAACTCCTTGTCGTACTCGGAAAGAAGGGTATCGAGCATGCGCAGCGCAGGCGCGGAGAAGTCCGGGGTGAACTCCTTGGGAGTGGGTACTTTTTCGCCCTTGTCGGGGTCGACACCGACGATTGAAGTGAAAGCCGAGCGTGCGTATTGCTGTTCGGCCTCGTCGGGTGGGCACTCATAGTCCTCGGGGAAAAGCGCCTTGATGGTGCTGCACGCAAGATGCGCCCGCTCAAAGAGCGACATCGATTTCAGGGACACCGGATCAGGAGCCACGTTGGGCTCTGGGTGCACCAGTAAAGGCTCAGGTTGGCTTTGCAAGGGTTGCCCCTAGTTTAATTTGCATGCAGAAAATAACATAAAACCATGAAAACATGGAACCAAAAAACAAAGGGGGTGGGTTTCTATATTGAGGGGGGTGGGGTCGTCTGTAGAAAAAATGTGTGGGAAAAAGTGAAGGAAGTGGGGGACGTGGGTGCAAAACACAGCAAGGAGCGCGCGGGCGGGACTCCAAAATTACAGCGGGGGGTGGCGGGGTAGTGGGGTCAACTTACGTGACATGTCACAAAAAGTTTGACAAAACATTTTATAGGAGTATGATTCGGGGCGTCGGAAATGCGAACCGAACGGAAGCGCACCGATACAGGAGATTGGAATGGATAGAAGCTTAATGCGCATGGCAGTTTTGTCCTGCTATGCGTACGCTGATGGTGAAACGAAAGTCGCGGACGATGTCCGCGACTTGTTCACCGGAGTACCCCCAGCGAAACGGGGCGATGTCCGCGCCGCATTTTACCTAGCAATTCGCGAGGCCGATGGCCTCGCGGGGGGTAAGGTCAAGAGTGTCAAGGCGCTGTCGGATCGCGCCCGGAAAGCGTACGATGCCGCGAGGCAAGCGTACTCAAGGCTTTTTCCCGGAAAGAAGAAAGGCGGGAAGAAGAAGGCTGGTCGCGTGGCCAGCGCGATCCGTTCACGGGCCGATGTCGGCCCGAGCGTAGAATACTGGAAACAGCAAGAAGGGGTTCCGGGGGTTGATATCCCCCGGGTTTTGGCGGCATTTGAGGCCTTGGGAGCGCTGCTCCCGGCCAAGGCCAAAAAGTAGCACTAAACCCCGGCTTTCGCCGGGGTTTTTTTGCCCGCGCGTTGCGCGGGCTTCTCGCCAGTTCTCTGGCGGCGGGAGAGCGAGAGAGGGTGAGTGCGCGGGTGTGAGAGTGTGAGTGTGTGAGAGTGCGCGGGTGTGAGAGTGTGTGTGCGAGTGCGTGAGGGGGCCGTGTGACATGTCACACGGGGAGAATGCCGCGCGTTGCGCGGGAACTGGCGATGCAAAGGGCGGGCGTGTAACATGTCACACGGGGTGGTTTTTGGTTGCGTTGTAACTGCTAACCTGCGCGCAGGTTAGCACCCAGACTGCAAGCTTGTCAAGTGGCAATAGCAAGCCGGAATAGAGCAGGGTGAGGCGGAAAGGCGTGTGACATGTCACACGGCGAGGGTAACTGCTAACCTGCGCGCAGGTTAGCACCCAGACTGCGAGCTTGTCAAGTGGCAATAGCAAGCCGTTTTCCGGGCTGGAGCTAAAGTAAGTTAGTGGTCACTATGCGAGGGAGGAGGCACTTTTTTTAATGCAATCAGGCACTTGCCAATTGTTCTTAATTGTTCCGAAATGTTCTTATGATGTTCCAGCGCTAAGTTGTTGTTATTGTTCTAATTGTTTCAATTGTTCCAATTGTTCTTACTTTTTAGATATATATATCCCCCCAGAAAAAGTTCTATTTTTAAAATGTTTTTTTAGAACGGCCCCACCCGCGATTTTTTGCCAGAACGTGTTTTGCCTCTGGAACAATTGGAACAATTGAACTTCTCAACGCATTCAGCCACTTGCCCCACACACTTCACACCACACTCTAGGAACATTTCGCCACATCTATGATTGCATGGCCCTTTTCGCCCTTTCCCCCTCAAAACCCGTGCCCCTTCTTCGCTCTCTAACTGCTAACCTGCGCGCAGGTTAGCACCCAAATTCGCCGCCCGTCAAGTGGTTTCGGCACTTTTTTACGTGCCCAATCACGCAAAATACCCACAAATCACGCTCAGGATTACTTTTAAAACACTTGACAAATACCTTGACCTATGTTAGAATGGGGGTGTAGTAGAAGTATAAGTAAGGCGCAAGTAAAGGCCGTGTGACATGTCACACGCGCTGCGCTCCGCTCGTTCTTTAACAATTTGGTGCAACAACCTGCAATGCAATGCCAGAGCTTTGGCGTAGTAGCACGGCTCGCATGGGTTAGTTTATCGCGTTGGGTCAGATCTGACCCAGCGCATCGGAGGCACCTCTGATGCCCATATGAGAGGCTAGCGGCGTGGCTCAAAAGGGGCGGCGGGTTTCGGTAGTAGCTTAGGGTAGTGCATGACACGGCAACACCATGCACGAGAGCAAAGCAAACCCGTACCAGCCAGCTAATTCCCCGGATACGAAACGCGGTTGGAGTGCGAAAGCTGACGTGATGGAAAGGCTTGCAGGGGCGGCAGGGAACGGGTAACGACAAAGGGGATCGGAGCAGTACGGCTAGCATGTGTCGACCCTTTAATCGGTGTCTCGTGACAGGAGCCCGGTTCCGTTCCCCCCGCGTGGCTAACAAGGCAGATCACTCTGCCTACTATGGGCTAGAACCCCACTGGTAGAAACGCCAGCGCCGAAACAATACAGACATCTTCAGTAGATTAATTAAAGGGAACCGGGCCGCAAGGTCCGGTTTTGCGATGCGCTTTGGGTTGGGTTTGCTCGGGTTTGCGCTGGGTCAGAACTGACCCAACGCCCTTAAAGCGCAGCGTAAAGCCGTGTGACATGTCACACACCCATAACTAAACGGAGAAACGACAATGACAATGACAACCCGTAGACCGATCCGTGCATGGCATTTCGTAGACAAGACCCTGCGCGATGGTCAACCCATCCCGAAAGACGGGGAGAAGCTTGTATTTCGCGGGGAACCCATCCCCTGCCAACAGGGGCTACACGCCTCAATCGACCCCTTTGACGCCCTGATATACGCGCCGGGCGCAACCCTTTGCCTTGTTGAGTGTGGGGGAAAAGTGGTGCGCCAGAATGACAAGCTCGCCTGCACCGAGCGCCGGATCGTGATGCGAATGGACGCAACGGAGCTTTTGCGGTTCTTCGCGCGGATGCAGGCGTTGAGCGTGATTGACCTGTGGAAGCAAGACCCGCCTGAGGTGGTGCTGGGCTTTCTAATGACCGGCGATGAGAAACTAAGGGCCGCTGCTTCGGACGCTGCTCTCGCTGCTTACGTTGCTGCTCGCGCTGCTCGCGCTGCTTACGCTGCTACTCACGCTGCTTTCGCTGCTTACGTTGCTGCTCGCCCTGCTCGCGCTGCTTACGCTGCTTACGCTGCTTACGCTGCTGCTCGCCCTGCTCGCGCTGCTTACGCTGCTGCTCGCGCCGCTGATACTTACGCTGCTGCTCGCGCCGCTGGCGTTGCTGGCGTTGCTGGCGTTGCTGGCGTTGCTGGCGTTGCTGGCGTTGCTGGCGTTGCTGGCGTTGCTGGCGCTGCTGGCGCTGCTGGCGCTGCTGGCGCTGCTGGCGCTGCTGGCGCTGCTGCTTACGCTGCCCCTCGCGCGGAATTTGCGCGATTGGTCAACGAGTGTTTCGAGGGAGCGATGTGATGGGAAATGGTGGGTTCATGTTCTGTTCGTGCGGGGAAGATATCGACCCGCGCCGCTATGTGTTGGGTTACCGCACATGCCTTGAGTGCGGGGAGAAGCAAGCAAAGCAGATCCGGCACACCGTGGCACCGATGCACAAGGGGAACTACATGCTGATAACGGATAGGAAAGACTTGGTTGGTCTCAACAACAAGGGAGGGTTAGTGAAATAAAGGAAGTGAAATAAAGGAAGTAACACCGGGTCAGATCTGACCCAACAAAATAAAACTGTAGTTAACGGAGAGACGACATGATTATCGACATGAAATACGCAGAGCCCGCGCGTAGCTATGAGAAACAGCGTGCGATGTATAGGTTGGAGCACGGCATTCTCACTGCGCGAGACGACCTCAAGCGCGTGGGCCACGAAATCGGTGCCAAAATGGCGCGGCACCGCAAGGCGTTGGATCGTCCTCTGACACTGGAGGAAAAGCTGGCCATGGTACGCGATGGCACGGTCGGCTTCGGTTTTGGCTACGCCTTCATGGCGTCATGCATGGACTCGATCATGGGCAGTTGGTTTGGTGCCCGGTTCGATGAGGTGCAAGAAGAGTTTAATTCAGGTCGTTGGCGCGTGCCCCCGTTCGGGAAGTTTGATTCTTCCGTGGCAATGAATTGCTACGGCATGGTTCAGGAGCGCAGAGGAAACGAGAACAAGCCCCTCTTCTACGCGCATCATTTCCTCCATGTTTCCACCGTTGACCCGCAGCAGGTGGCGTTCTACCAGAGCATCGAGCACATGATGCAGAGCAGGGAGACGCGCTGCAAACCCGGGCGCTATCTCACGCGGTTCTTTGGCGAGATATTCCCCCAGTGCGAGATGAAGGCGTGGGTTGAGCACTTCATGAAAGAGCAGGCCCCCGTGAATGTGAAGTTCGCCCGCACCAAGGACGAGATTATCCGCGCGATTGCCGAAGGGTCTGATGACTCCTGCATGAGCAACAAGTACCATTGCAACAAGCGCACTGATTATTCCTACTGGAGCGGCCACGTCCATCCTGCCGCCGTATACGCGGCTTCGGGCGATATTGAAGTGGGTTATATCGAGAACGATGCAGGTGAGGTAACAGCGCGCGTGGTCTGCAACGCCCGTACTATGAAGATGGCCCGCTGCTACGGTGACGCTAACCGCCTGCTGCCTGCGATGCAGGCTCTGGGGTATGTGGAGGAACGCGGCGCGCTTGTGGGTTGCAGGCTGGAGGTGATTGACAACAAGAATGGCGATGGCTGGATCATGCCTTATGTGGATGCGGGCACCCGTAGTGGCGGGGGGTGCCTGTCTGTCAGCCGTAAGGGTGAGTGGTGGGTATTGGGCTCTGACGGTGACTACAGCACCATGGCGGGGTACGAGAATAATGGCGTACTGCGCGAGCAAAGCGGTGAGCAGTGTGACGATTGCGGGGACATGGTGGACGAGGATGACATGGTGTACGTGGACTACCACGAGCGCAACGTGTGCCAGAACTGCGCGGAGCGTAACTACGTGAGCGCGTATGGGCGAAGAATGGACCAAGTGCTGGTTGCTATTGACAGCCCGGATGTTATCTATTGCGAGAGTGATGGGGAGTATTACCTTGTTCGCTACGCTGCGGATAACAATCTCGTGCAGGATGAGGACACCCAAGACTGGTACAGCATCGACGATCTTGTGGGTACCTCACGCGGGCTTATCCATGTTGATTGTGCCGCGCGGCTTGACGTGGAGGATAGCGACGGCAATGACTTCGCACACAAGGATGATACGGTGACTACCTGTGATGGCCGCTTGATCCATGAGAACGATGCGGTAACCCTTGACGATGGGCGCGTGATCCATGAGAACGACAACGAGGAGGATTACCGGGACGAAGCGCCGGAGGAGCTTGAGGCGCAGGCAGTGAAAACCCAGATGGCACTTGCCCTCTGACCGACACACAATGAAACAGGGATACAACATGGAAACGGAAACGACAACCGCTGAAATGCTGGAAATGCTCACGCTCACGCGCTGCCACGGCAGCGAAGGCGAGCAACTGTTCTACAAGAACTATATCGCGCCGCTGGAACCGACAACCTACACTGATCCGGGGGGCAATGCGCTTGCCTATGTCGTGCAGGTGGGCGTGCCTGCGTGTGACTTGTCACACGGAATTCTTTTCTCGTCCCACATCGACACCGTGCATTCGATGACCGACCCCGTGCGCCAAGATGTCATGTTCGATGAACAGACACAGCTTGTGTACAAGGATGACAAGCGCCCGCTCGGTGCTGATGATGCTGCGGGGGTGTGGTTGATGCGGCGCATGATCAGCGCCGGGGTGCCCGGTACTTATATTTTTCACAGGGGCGAAGAGCGTGGCGGTATCGGTTCACGCGGCATGTCATTGCATCACAGGGAGTTCCTCGCGCAGTTCGATATCGCCATTGCCTTTGACAGGCGCGGGACGAACGCCATCATCACGGAACAGATGACCGGGGTATGCGCATCGCAGGCGTTTGCACTTGCGCTTGGTGACTTGCTGCACGCGGCGCAGCCCGAGGTTGACCTGCATCCCGACGACACCGGCGTCTTCACTGACACTGCCAACTACACCGACGTCATTTCAGAATGCACCAACATTTCCGTTGGCTATGAGAACGAGCACTCGGGCGATGAGTATCTGGACATTGACTATCTGCGGCGTCTGACCGATGCTTTCATCGCGGTCTTCAGTGATCCCAAGGTACGCGACAAGCTCCCTGCCAAGCGTGACCCAAGCGTGGTGGACTATGGTGGCGGGTTCGATACGAATGGCTGGTTCTACAGGAAAGGCTCGGCGTACAACAGTTTCGCCGCTAACGAGTCAGGCAAAAGCAACGGGTTCACGGGTTACGAGTATCTGGAGCCGGGGGATATCGTCAACATGCGCTTTCAGGAACTGGTGAACTACGTGCGCACGGCTCACCCCGAGGATATTGCGGACTTGCTCATGGACATGGCAACCGATCTTGATAAACAGTATCAGTGAAAGGGGAAAACAAGATGCGTAAGTACGAGACGACCGATGAAACTAAAACCGTAGATGGTGTGACGTTGCACCGGATCAGATACTTATCTGATGGCCGTTTGGGCGGCTGGTTGGAAAGTGAAGCCAACCTATCACAAGACGGGGATGCGGGAGTTTTTGAGAATGCGCTGGTTTCTGGGAATGCGCAGGTTTCTGGGAATGCGCAGGTTTCTGGGGATGCGCGGGTTTATGGGAATGCGCTGGTTACTGGGGATGCGTGGGTTTTTGGGGATGCGCGGGTTTATGGGGATGGGCAGGTTTTTGGGAAGGCGTGGGTTTTTGGGAATGCGCAGGTTTATGAGAACGCGCGGGTTTCTGGGGATGCGATGGTTCATGGGAATGCGGTGGTTTATGGGGATGCGCGGGTTTCTGGGAATGCGCGGGTTTATGAGAATGCGCTGGTTTCTGGGAATGCGCTGGTTTCTGGGAATGCGCTGGTTTCTGGGAATGCGCAGGTTGCTGGGAATGCGTGGGTTTTTGGGGATGCGCTGGTTTCTGGGAATGCGTGGGTTTTTGGGAATGCGCTGGTTTCTGGGAATGCGCAGGTTTCTGGGAACGCGCGGGTTTCTGGGAAGGCGCGGGTTTATGGGAACGCGCTGGTTTCTGGGAATGCGCAGGTTGCTGGGAATGCGCTGGTTACTGGGGATGCGCTGGTTACTGGGGATGCGTGGGTTTTTGGGAATGCGCGGGTTTCTGGGAATGCGCGGGTTTATGAGAATGCGCTGGTTTCTGGGAATGCGCTGGTTTCTGGGAATGCGTGGGTTTTCGGTGAGGCAAGGGTAAATCGGGGGCAACTAACTAGCGGATGGAGATGCAACGATGCGTAAGTACGAAATGACCGATGAAACTAAAACCGTAGATGGTGTGACGTTGCACCGGATCAGATACTTATCTGATGGCCGTTTGGGCGGCTGGTTGGAAAGTGAAGCCAACCTCTCACAAGATGGGAATGCGCAGGTTTCTGGGAATGCGCGGGTTTATGGGAACGCGCAGGTTTATGGGAACGCGCAGGTTTCTGGGAATGCGCGGGTTTCTGGGGATGCGTGGGTTTCTGGGAATGCGCGGGTTTCTGGGAATGCGCAGGTTCATGGGGACGCGCGGGTTTCTGGGGATGCGCTGGTTTATGGGGATGCGCAGGTTTCTGGGAATGCGCGGGTTTATGGGGATGCGCGGGTTTATGGGAATGCGTGGGTTTTCGGTGAGGTAAGGGTGTATAGGGAACATCTAATTAGCGGATGGAGATGCAACGATGCGTAAGTACGAGATGACCGATGAAACTAAAACCGTAGATGGTGTGACGTTGCACCGGATCAGATACTTATCTGATGGCCGTTTGGGCGGCTGGTTGGAAAGTGAAGCCAACCTCTCACACGAGGGGAATGCGCGGGTTTCTGGGAATGCGCAGGTTCATGGGGACGCGCGGGTTTCTGGGAATGCGCTGGTTACTGGGGATGCGCTGGTTACTGGGGATGCGCTGGTTACTGGGGATGCGTGGGTTTTTGAGAATGCGCTGGTTTCTGGGAATGCGCAGGTTTCTGGGAATGCGCAGGTTTCTGGGAATGCGCGGGTTTATGGGTATGCGCAGGTTTCTGGGAATGCGCGGGTTTATGGGGGTGCGCAGGTTTCAGGGAATGCGCAGGTTTCTGGGGGTGCGCGGGTTTATGAGAATGCGCTGGTTTCAGGGGGCGCGTGGGTTTATGGGTATGCGTGGGTTTCTGGGGGCGCGTGGGTTTTCGGTGAGGCAAGGGTGGATTGGGGAGATCTAACTAGCGGATGGAGATGCGCACATGGATAAACGCCTTGGGAGACAACTAAAAGAATACGAGAAGCACGGCTTCACGGTGAAGACCTTAGAGCCAAGCCGGGGCTCGCATGTGCGGGTTGTGTTCAACGAGTTCAGCGAACCGCAGTTCCTGACTGTGCATGCCGGTGATCCTCGCGCCCTCAAAAATAACATCGCCCGCTTCAAGCGCTTGGCAAAGGAAAGTGTGGAAGAGAAAACAAAAGAGGAGGTGCCAAATAGATCTACGTGAAGACGAAATAGAAGCGCTGCTCAAGTTCGATGGTGCGCGGCTGGGGGTTATCCCGTTGACTGAACGGGGCGGTCAATTTTTGGTGTTGCTGCATCTCTATGAAGGTGCTCCGGTCCGCGTGCTTCACGCAACAGACACTGTGCGCATCAACGCTGTGCGCGCTGTATGGGACAAGTACAACCGAATGAAGGAGGAAGAAAAGAAAAACCCACCTGCGACAAGCATGGCTTGGTATCACTTGGAAGAAGCAAGAGCAAACATAGAAATGATGCTCGCTGTATGGGACAAGTACAACCGAATGAAGGAGGAAGAAAAGAAAAACCCACCCGCGACAAGCATGGCTTGGTATCACTTGGAAGAAGCAAGAGCAAACATAGAAATGATGCTCGCTAATAAAATATTTACAAAACGACAGGAGAGACAACATGAACGAAATGAAGCTCGGAGTATCGGTAAGCCTCACCGAAGCCGCTGACATGGTGCAGTACGTTGGGTCAGAAGTGACCCTTGTATTTCAAGGCGAGATGGGCATGGGCAAATCTTCGATCCTCAACGTACTGGGTAGCCGCATGCCCGGGTATCGCATGGTCTATGCCGACCTGCCCACTTTCGATGTCTCCGATATTGGTGGAGTGCCTTTCACTGAGGTAGTCAACGGCATGAAGGTAACAAGCTTCGCGCCCAATGCGCTGCTCAACCTGCAACACGGGGCACCGGTGATCTTCATGGCCGATGAGATTGGCAAGGCATCGCGTCCCGTGCAGAATTCCATGCTGCGCCTGCTGCACGAGGGCAAGGTTGGGGAGTATTCGCTGCCCAAAGGCAGCATCCGGTTTGCCACGACAAACCTTGCCGCTGAAGGGCTTGGCGACATGATGCAGGCCCATGCCATGAACCGGGTTGCATTCGTCACGGTTCGCAAACCCTCCGCCGAGCAATGGCTTCCTTGGGGCATGGCCAACAACGTCCACCCGGTAGTGCTTGCATGGGTTAAGCGCTTCCCCATGTGCCTTGACTCCTACATGGACGGCGTGAAGGACAACCCTTACATCTTTTACCCGGGAAAAACCAATCGCCCGTTTGTCTCACCGCGTTCACTTGAGAAGGCAAGTCACATCATGCATCAGCGCCACAAGATCGGTGAGAACGCCACGGCTGCGGGGTTGTGTGGCACGGTAGGGGATGCTGCGGGCACCGACATGCTTGGCTTCGCGCAGACCTTTGACCGGCTGGCTTCATGGGAGTCGATCATTGCTACCCCGGACACGGCAAGCGTGCCAAGCGCGCAGGACTTCGCGGCTAACTTCGTGACGGTGTTTGGTGCTATTTCTTCCGTGACGAAGGAAAGCTTCACCCCGTGGATGACATATTGCCAGCGCCTGCCCAAGGAATATCAGGGTGTCTTTGCCATGCAGGTGCTCACCTCGCCCAAGCGCAACATCGCCATCGAGAATCGCTCTTTCGTGGTGTGGGCTACTCAGAATCACTGGATGGTTTAACCATGACAAACTATGACGGTAACCTGACGCCGCACCAGCGGCTGCAGAAGAACATGCTCGCGCTCATTACCCATAAGCACTATCGCTCGCTGGGTGGGATCATCATGTCAGGCGAGGCGAGAGTGGATGAGACAGGGGAGGTACCCACTGCTGCAACCGATGGCTTCAACGTCATCTACTCCAAAGCGTTTATCTCCAGCATGCCGGACCCGGAGTTACGCTTTGTCATCCTGCACGAGAACCTGCACAAGGCACTGCGCCACCTGAGCACTTGGTACACCATGTGGCAGGAAGACCCGGGCACGGCAAACGCGGCGTGTGATTACGTCATCAACCTGATGATCATGCGTTCCTGTGAGGATGGCTTTCTCGCCATGCCCAAGATCGGGGGGCTTCTCGATGAACGCTTTGCTGGCATGGATGCGGGGGAAGTCTACCGGCTGCTTCGCAAGGAGGGGAACGGTCATCAGAGTAAGGGGTTTGATGTCCACGAGTGGGGCAAGGCAAACGCTCGGGGCAAGCAGGCGAAGGCCGAAGTTGACGCCGTAATCGAGAACGCCCTTCGCCAAGGGAGTTTATTGAAAGGCGTACTGGGCGGGGAGATTGACCGTGCGGTGGGGGAGATACTGGCACCGAAGGTGAACTGGCAGCAGGAGCTTTGGGAGTTTGTCACTTCCCTTTGCAAGGGGCACGACATGAGCACATGGCGGCGTCCGAACCGGCGCAGCATCGATAGCGGCGTCTACACCCCGTCATCCTTCACCGAGTCCATGGGTAGGCTTGTGATCGCCGTGGACACTTCGGGCTCTATCGACGGGGTAATGATCAGCCGCTTCTTGGGTGAGGTTGCTGGGATATGCAATGTGATCAACCCGGAACTGCTGGACTTGATCTACTGGGATGCGCGTGTCGCCGCTCATGAGAAGTACGGGCAGGGACAATACGAAAGCCTTATGTCCTCTACCCGGCCCAAGGGCGGCGGGGGTACTGCCCCGTCATGTGTTTCTGCGTACCTGCTTGAGCACAGCATCAAGCCTGAGTGCATCGTGGTGTTGACAGATGGCTATGTCGGCACGGATTGGGGGTCTGGATGGAATGCACCGGTGCTTTGGTGTGTCATCAACAACAAACGTGCGAGTGCTACTACGGGCCGCACACTTCATGTGGAGGTGTGAGATGGAAGATAGCAAAGATCAGAACCACAAAGAGCCACTTGCCATACTGAGCATTGGTTCATTCACGCAGATCATCATGCCGCTTGACCTTGCGTACACCTTCATGCGCCGAGCCCATACGTTTGAAAATTACACCGAGCATTGGGATGGTACCTTGAATAAGTCAACACCGAGAGTTTGCCCGTTTGTAACAGGTGTAGAAATCAAAGCTATTGCTCCCGAAGTGCACGCCATGGGTCGCATGCTGTGGAAGGCCGATCAGATGCGCGAAGAAGAAGCAAATAGACAGAAGAATGATAAAGGACGGATCGTATGAAATACACGCTTACCGATGAAACTAAAAAAGGAGAAACGAAATGAGCCTTGATAGAAACAGCATACTTGTCAACGTCTCGATCAGCATGTGGTCTGGCAGAAAGCTGGATCGTGAAGTGTCACAGGAGATTGACGTTACCAAGTCCACCAAGACACGGGCGGGTAATTACAACAAAAATCTCTTCGCCGGTGTCGATGAGCTTGAGAAGGTGAAGCAGGTGGCCGGTCGCATCCGGGTTTGGTTTGCAAGCCAGACCATGCCGTGGTCCGATGGGGGTGATCGCCTTCTGCCAATGGCTAACTTTCAGGATTTCAAGCAAGAACTAGTGAGGCTTGAGCAGGAGTTCAACGACGCGGTTAAGGTTTTCTGTGACCGCTACGCCAACCTGATTTCATCGCAAGCCTTTACTTTGGGGGCGCTTTTTGACCGGGACGACTACCCCACCGCCGACCGTATTGCAAGCAAGTTCGAGCTTCGGTACACTTTCTCTCCTGTCCCGGACGTAGGGGACTGGCGCGTGGTCAGCGATGATTCAGTGCGCCAAGAGCTTGACCAGCACTACCGCAAAGCCTACGAAGATAGGATCAAGGCGGCGAGTCTGGATTTGTGGGAGCGCCTGCACGCCTGCTTGAAACACATGGCTGACAGGCTTACTGATGCTGATGAAGGCAAACGCAAAGTTATTCGTGAAAGCATGCTCGCCAATGCGATGGAGCTTTGTGCTTTGCTCACCAAGTTGAATGTGGTGAACGATCCGTATCTGGAAGCCACGCGAAAGTCCCTTGAATCGCTGCTGGTTGGTGTAACTACCGAGGACCTTCGCAACAGTGCACCTGCTCGCAAGGAATTGAAGATCGAGGTCGATGCAATCCTCAAGCGATTCGATTTTTAACGGGGGGTCGAATGACACCGGAAGGCAAAGTCAAGAAACAGGTGAAGGTAGTTCTCGATGCACTTGGGGCTTATTACTTCATGCCTGCAACAGGGGGCTATGGTCGTTCGGGTGTTCCTGATTTTGTCGGCTGTTTCAGGGGGCATTTCTTTGGTATCGAATGCAAGGCAGGGAGCAACAAACCCACAGCGTTGCAGGAAAGGGAGATGACAAAAATAAACAGGAGCGGGGGGTTTTCTTTTCTCGTCAATGAGGATAATGTGCATGAAGTTGAGCAAGCCTTTACCCAATGGAGCTACAAGTGAAAAGTAAAAAACAGGAGGTTGCCCAGAATATTCTCCAGAAGGCGCAAGCCATCATCTACGGGGACCGTGAAAAAACCTACGGTAAGCCCGACAAGAATTTGCAGAAGATTGCTGCCATGTGGGGCGCGTACAAAGGTGTGCCTTTCAGTGTTGCCGATGTATGCCTGATGATGGCGCTGCTGAAGATTGCGCGTCTGCATAACCAGCCCCTTCACTATGATTCACAGATCGATGTCTGCGGGTACCTTGCGCTGCTTGAACGGGTGCAGACCGGGAAATAAAGCACAAAGGAGAATCAACTATGAACAACGAAGAAAAAAGAGAAAAGGCCATCGCCTACCTCAAAATGCGCGGGATCTGGGTGCTGGATGGATTCACGCCAACAAGGTCGCATCAAACAGACATACGCAAGACCTTTGCGAAGTACCGCGAGTGGGAGAAAAAGAATGCAAAAGTTCGACCCGTTGAATGAGTTTGTTTTCATCGTAATCGTCCTGCTGCTGATCTGTCTTGTCGTGGGGCAGTGGGACTATCTGATATCGGTGGCCCAATGAGCGACACGCCGAGGACAGACGCCGCCGCAGTAAAGCGTGCGGACAACATCCGCGCAGACAGCCCGATACCGCTGCCAGTGACGATCAGTTACGACGAAGGGGAGTACGTTGCTGCTGACTTCGCCCGCGACCTAGAGCGCGCCCTTGCAGCCGCAGAGCGGGAGCGGGACGAGTGGAAGTGGCTATCGGAATCGTTGTCCGCTGGCGCTTCGGAAAAGGAGCGGTATGTCGGCACTCTGAAGCAGCAACGTGATGCCGCCGAGTCAGCCAGCGCGGCGCTGAAAGCCGGATTCGCGTTTGCGGTGGCGGCGCTGGTGAGATTCGATTTTTTCGAGGGTGCCGACAAGGAGCGTGTCATCGCCGGACTGAAGGCCGCTCAGTTTCCGAGCATGAAGGTTGAACAAGCATTCGAGGGCGCCCTTCGCGCCCTCGCGGGGAAGGAGGCTACATAAATGGACACATATCAAGCAGTTTATGACGCGGTACGCAGCAAGATAAGCGGCGGGAATATCACTCAAGCGGTGATGGACGCCATTAGGGAATCAAACATCGCCTTTTATGCAGAGCAAGCCTGTCGTTCTGCACAGGAAGCGGCGAACGAACACTCGCGCCCTTGCATTCTGTTCAAGCCAGTTCTTTCGCTGGACGGGAATAAGTGGTGCGCGCTGTACGGCTCAAACCTTCAGGAAGGCGTTGCCGGATTCGGCGATTCCCCTGCAGAAGCCATGTACGCATTCGACGCTGAATGGAACAAGAAGATAGGAGAGCAGCCATGAGCAACGGAACGGAGAGGCACGTTTGCGGATTGCAAGGATTCAACCCAATGCTTGGGGATAGTTGCCCTGCCTGCGCAGCTTGGTGGAAGGAACGCCCCCGCTCCGCCTCCGAGACGAAGGGGGAGCTGCGCTGCACTTGCCCGCGTAGCTGCATTGTGACGGGGCGCTGCGATTGTGGCTGCAAGGCGTGTGCCGCCACCCCTCACCCCGAGGCAGTAGTCAAGGAATCCTTGACACCTCATTCCGACCATCCCATGCGCGTATGGGACAGGACGTGCCCGGCTTGCAACCCCGAGGCAGAGGCGCTGGTGGACGAACTGCGCGAGCAGCTTGCAGCCGCAGAGCAACGGGCTACTGCCGCCGAGCGGGAGCGGGACGAAGCAATACGCGGCTTGGATAACTGCATCAAGGATCGCCACAAAATGATGCAGAAGCGCGCGACGCTGGAGGCCGAGCGGCCGGAAATGTTGGGGAGGCTGGAAACCGCAGAGCGGGAGAACGCAGCCTTAAAGCACGACATAGAGCGGCACGTAGGCATAGCTGCTGCGGAAGCGACGAGGGCAGAAGCCGCCGAGTCAGCCAGCGCGGCGATGAGGCACCAAATGGAACTGATCGAGCTTGAGACGCGCGATAACGGGCAATGGACGCTTGCCGAAGTCAACGAAGTCGCTGCGGACGCCCTTCGCGCCCTCGCGGGGAAGGAGGCTACATGAGCGAGCAATCCCATACCGCAGCAATGAGCCTGAGAGATTACGAGGATTTAGTGGCGCTTTATCTTGGGGGCGATTGTTTGGACGAGTACGAAAAGAGACTTTGCGCCTACTACCGCAGCAATGGACTTTCTGCCATGACGGCGACAGCGAACATTGTTGGACACCGCAACTGGGAGGCGCAGCAGCCATGAGCAACGGAACGGAGATGGAGGAAGCCATGAGCGCCCCAGAGGAGAGGGAGCCGTGGCAAGTGATGATGAGCGCACACGCGCTCTGCCCGACTGAGTTATCCCACCCTGACAAGATGCGCTGGATGGCTGACTACTTCCTGCGCGCCGTCTCCGAGACGAAGGGGGATAGCGCCGATTTTCCCGGCGTGATGCCTCGCTGCACGTTTCCCCGCTGCGCGTGCGATATGGCGATCAAGGTCTGCGAAATGCCCGCCACCCCTGACGCCGAGGCAGTAGTCAAGGAATCCTTGGCTCACTCCGACCACCCGATGCGGGTGTGGGACAGAACGTGCCCGGCTTGCAACCCCGAGGCAGAGGCGCTGGAGAACTTGCGGCGTCAGGTGCGCGAGGCAGACGCGGCGTTCGTGAAACTGCAAAGCTACCTTGCCGAACACCACCCGCATGTCGATCACGGCAACGGAATCGAAGATTGGGCGATCAATGCCCTTCGCTCTCCCGGTGGCGCGGATGCGAGGGATGCGGTCCCGGAAGGTTGCACGCCAGCGGATGCGATGGCACTGCGCGAAGGCAATTTCGCGCTAGCTCAGGAATTGGAGCTTTTGCGTCAGGCAGTCATTCAGGCTGTTAGAGATCTAGCAGCCTTCGAGAAGAACAGCGGCATTTTTGTCGGGCGACTGAATCGTGTACTGCTTGAGGCGCTCCCTGACGACTACGCCGCCCTCGCCCGCGAGCCGGAGGGGGGGGGGGGCGTGAGCGCGGGA